CTGACCTGAAAAGGTAATTAGAGAACGAAGACTTGAACGAGTGCTGTTAAGAAAGACTTCCTCACTGAGAAAATCAGGGGGTAGCGATAAGAAAGAGTGTCATGGATGATATTAGCTTTTTTGCATTGCGTAAGTCACAGCCGAATGGCTGTCGAGATTAACTCAATAACGAGTTTGTCTCCTAAGTCATTCAACTTTTTGAGGTACTGAAATGAGCGAAAAAACTTGGTCATTCCCAATGATAATCACAGAGAAAAACATTATTGATACAGTAATCACAGCAATAGAAGGAGGTGTTGATTATTGGATGGACTGTGATGATGAAGAAAATCAGTGGCTTGGTAAGCATGGTGGTCGATCTTTCAGCGAGAAATTTGCTCATGGGCTGATTGCAGGCGAGACTGCAACGATCTGTGATGTAGAAGATGCTGACACAAAGTGGGAAATGACAGTAGAGACTCTTATAAAGGGGTTTGAGTTATACTTTAACAATCCTCTGCGCTGCCGTTCATTCGAAGACCATGACGCTGAAGACGCTGATACGATCTTTCAGTTGGGTCTCTTCAATGAGGTGAGATACGGTTAAACTGAAGATCCAACCCCTGCGGGGGTTGCTGATGAATTCCCTTTGCAATTTAGTGAGGGGGGTTCACAAGCAACCTATTAAGAGGAATACAATGCCTGCAACAGCAACAGCAACCACAAAGAAGCCAACCACTTCAGCAGCAAAGAAGGCTGTTGAGAAAGTTTCAGCGGGAGTTAAGGCGAAAGCTGCAGCCCCGAAAAAGCCAACCACCACAAAGAAGCCTGCAGCAAAATTGGAAGTTGTAGCCCCTGCAGTTTCACAACAGGTTGAGGCAGAGAAGGAAGCAGAGATTGCAGCACATGACGCAATGAAGGAAGAAAAGATTGCAGCAATGGAAGCTGTTCAAGCCCTCGCTTCTAACTGCACCAAGATTGAGAAGCACTTAGAATTTTTGTTGATGTGTAATCAGCATGAAATGCCTGTCCCTGCTGAGAAAATTTGCAATGATCTCCTTGAGCTACTGAAAGGGTGTGTTGATCAAGATGGGAAGCTGAAGATTTCAGTCAAGCCTATCAACCCAAGAGGTGGGAAGAAGACACAGTCCAAGGTTAATGGCAGTTCAGCACTGAGAGCATTTTGGGCTGAGTTGATTGATCGACCTGAAGGAGCAACAAGAGAGGAACTGTTTGACGGGGGCAAGAAAAACTTCCCTGACCTTTCGCCCAAAACAATGATGTCTCAGCTTTCTCAGCTAAGACTTGGCTATGATTATGGGGTTTCAATTCATCCCGAATATTCAGGGAGAAAGGCAACAGAAATCAACGGGGTTTATACTTGGCTTCCTGCTGAAGAGACAAAATTGGAAGATTACAGAACAACCAAAAAGACTGTTGGGCCTATTGAAATGATTGGCACAGATGGAAGAGTTTGGGCAGGTTCAAAAATGGTTGGCTAACTTTTCGGGGGGCTTCCGCTCCCCTAAACTTTAACAAGAGATTAAAAAATGTACGAGTATTTTGAACAAGAGCAATCATTAGGAGAGCAAAGTTACCTCTCAGATTTATTAAATGACAGGTCACTGAATGACTACTTGGATTCTTTAGAAAATCCTTTCGAAGAGGACTGAATAAAAAAGGAGGGGTAAGGGCGAAGGCTCTGCAGACATCAGCTTTCACCAAGTGGCTGATTGAGTCTAGACAGTCCAAAGCAGTGCTGAAGAAGTATGCCTCAGTCGCTCCCCTCCCTCTCCTTACTTTTGAAGAACTACTGAAGCACTCAATTCTGAGTGTTTCAATGAGTAACTTTAATTGAGGAAACAAAAATGGCTCATGAATTAGGAAATGTAAAAGACATGGTTTACACAGGCTCTCGTCCTTGGCATGGACTAGGGGAGCATATGCCTGAAGGGTTCACAACTGAGGATTTGAAAGCCAACCCAAGGCTGAATTATAAAGTCGAATTGAGAGCTTCAGCTATGCAGGTAGATGGCAATTGGGAGAAAGTCCCAAACGCCAATTTTGTTGTCAGGGCAGACGACAACACAATTTACGGGAAAGGGCTTTCTGACAGCTATGTCCCTGTCCAAAATGAGGTGGCGTTTGATTTCTTTGATAAGTTTGTAGAGGAAGGGATCGCTACTTATGAAACGGCAGGAGTGTTGTTTGGTGGCTCAAGGGTTTGGGTTCTCTGTAAGATGAACTTAGACCCAATTGAGCCAATCCAAAATGATATTGTTGAGCCTTACTTCCTTTTTTCTTCAGGTCATGATGGAGAGCATGCAGTCAAAATCATGCCCACAACGATCAGGGTAGTTTGTAATAACACTCTTGGATGGGCTGAAGAAACAGGCCAAAACTATCATGTGAAAATTATTCACAAAGCAGGAGTTCATGAAGCTATTGCAGATGTTAGAGAAATTACTGCACAAGCTGCAAAAGGGCTAAAGATTACTGAGGAGATGCTGAAGGTGATGGCAGACAAGCCTTTTGATTACAAGAGCCTTGAGAACTACTTCAGACATTCTCTGAGGAAGCCTTACAGAGATCCCAATGAGATCAAGGCTGATGATGAGGCTATGGAAGAGGCTTTGAAGTCAGGCTCAAGAGCAATCGAACAAATGTTTGAGGCGTATGAGTGGGAGGCTTTCAACCTTCCTGCAGACAAGCGAGGGACAGTGTTTCATGCTTACCAAGCAGCAACTCATTACACAGCACATTTGCGGGGAGGCGAGAAAAAAGACCCTACGACAAGAGCCTCTGTGAATTGGTACGGTGAAGGGGCGAACATTCGAAACAGGGCTCTGAAAAAAGCTAGGAAGCTGATCACAGCCTAATTATTAACAGGGGGGCTTTGCTCCCCTTTCTAAGAGGTCGAAATGTCTCAACTAAATAAAGTTATCAAAGAGATCAACCAACAACTTTCCGAAAAAAACCTAAGAAAAATTTCTACTAGGAATTTAATGATGGGAGAGGCTTTAGATGTATATAAATGGATAGATGCTCAATTTTCCTATTATAGCGCTTTCCCGTCTCTGCCCCATCAAAAGAAGCGTGACTATCAAAAGAAACGGATGTTATTTGATGCAGTCAATCAACTCAAGGAGAGAGGATTTAGGAGACCCATTCACCTAAAATTCTTAGCAGAACAATATTGTAAAATGCAAAAAGAACTAGGGCTTGTCTGATGAAATTAAGAACTGCAATAAGAAAATCAACCCGTGTATTTGTCACAACATCATGTGCAGGCACTCCTACTAGCTTTCAAGTATCCAAGATGGAAGTTAAACGTGTGCTCAGTGGATTTACTAATCTTATAGATGAAGATTTGAATGATGAAAATGCTTGGTCACAGGATGACGGTTGTTATCCATATTGGGAAGGCAATGATTTATATCTCACGTTTGTATAAAAGCAGTAAGCAAAACTATTTTCCGGTAAGCAAAACTATTTACTGTTTTTGAAAAACTGTTGTCCCGCTAATCCCTGCGGGACGCAGACAAGAAAAGTTATTTGGCGACAAATAGTTTTTATTTGTTGTTTTGGGGAACTACTGAAGGGCTCAAAGAGCCTTTCAATGAGTAACCTAAAAAAAGGAGTGTGATGGAAGAAATGACAGTGGCTCAATTGATGTCCATTTCTTGTGAGATGGATTTGGATTCTAATGAGCATTTAGTGTTGCCTCAAGCATTGGTAGCCCTTCAGGAAATTTCGGACATTAAACCAACCCCGCTCTTCAATAGGGTGATGGAGTTTAGGTCTGTTCAGAAAATGTTGAAGGACATGATTCAAGAGAGGCTTCCTTCTTTTTGCCTTCCTCACAATGAGGAAGTGTTCGAACTGCATAAAAAATTCATGGAGCAGAATGGAGAAAAACTCACTTCTTCTAAGAGTTGAGGCTCTTGAAGTAGCTTTGAAATATTTGGGGAAAGAGAACGAATTGTTAACTAAAAAATTGGATGCTGTTGTTACAATTTTGGAAGCAGTTGGCAATTCAACCCCTAATGAAACTATTTTAAAAATGTATCCTCATTGGGCTGATAGAACAGGCACTCATGTCAGGAATGTCAATTGGGAAGTTGCCCAAATGGTTATTGAAGACAAAATCGAAACTCTTAAAAAGAGGTCAAAAATATGCTGAACAAGGTCATGGTAATAGGGCGTTTAGGGAGAGATCCTGAGATCAAGTACACTGACGCAGGCAAGGCTGTTTGTTCCTTTTCGGTAGCTACAACGGAATATTGGCGGGACAAACAGGGAGAGAAGCAGGAGAAAACAGAATGGATCAATGTGGTTGGTTGGGAACGTCTAGCTGATCAAGCGCAATCTTATCTTCAGAAAGGATCAGTTGTTTATATTGAGGGGAAGCTTTCGACTAGAAGTTGGGAGCAGGAAGGGCAGAAGAAATACAAGACTGAGGTTGTAGCTTCTCAGTTCCGTTTTTTAGATTCAAAAAATGATAGTCAGGGGGCAGACAGAAGGGAGAGCCCTCCTCCACCTTCAAACGATGGGAAGCCTAGTAATGACAGCCCTTATATTGATGATAATGTCCCATTTTAAGAGGGTGTATGTCTTTTGTGATTAGGCGTATTAGTGTTCTTGAAGAACGCAATTTAAAAGAAAATGAAAGGTATGAAGTTGGTTTTTATCATCCTCAGGCTGAAGAAGGTGGATGGGAATCTATTTTTAGAGGCTCATTAAAAAAGTGTGAAGACAAACTTCATTATTTAAATGGCGGAGACAAACTTAGGGATAAGGAGGGAAAATTTTAATGGCAAAAGAAAATAGTTTATTTGTAAAGGTCTCTCAATTAGAGGAAGCCACTGAAAAAATTAGGGATGTAGCTTCAAAACAACAAGAACTGAACAAGGAGTTAAAGATATTTTTTGACAAGCTGATTGAAAGAATTGACGGGCTAGAAAATCGGATTCAAGAATTAGAAGGAGTTGAGAATGTCCAACTTAATTGAGCTAGTGATTGAAGCTGAGTATTTGCTGAAAGTCGCAAGAGTCTGTCCTGTCAAAACCAATAAGACTGAATTGGTTTCAGACATGGCTAAACATTATGAAGTTTCTCAAAGTTTAATCCGAAAAGATTTTGAGAATTACTTGGCTGATTATTTTAAGAATCAAGACGTTCAGGAAAGATGGAATTTATACACCAATGCAAAAGAAAGGAGTAACCCAAATATTGGAGATGATGAAGCCCTTTATATTGCAGATTTATTAACAGAAGATTTAACAGGTCTGCAAGATTTGAACGTGGAGTTAAATTCCTCCTCATGGGAGGGGGATGTGCGTTTAAAGGGGCTTATCTTTAACGATAGGAATTCCAAAGCTTTTAGAACTCAAATAGGTCTGTGAGTAGAGAGTTCGCTTTAAAAGCCTACTGCCTCAGTCGAGATAATTTCAAACAGGGGGTATTAGGCTCTAAGGGGGAGACTTACACAGTTACCCCCAACAATTATCTTTCTGAAGATCATGATTTGAACTGCACCTGTCCTCAATTCACCTTCCGAAACAAGAAATGCAAGCACATCAAATCCATTGAAGAATTTGGACTTTATTGTGGTTGGCATAGCGAACTTTCGGAGGGGCTGCAGGAGAAAGAGGGTGTTTGTCCAAAATGCCAAAACCCAACAGGATACGAAAAATGGATGGTTTAAAAGAAGCGATGAATAAAGCGTTAGGGGAGTTGAGCCCCCAAACACATGAGTTATTGATGAAGGAAAAAATAACCATGAAGGAAGAAGCCTTGGATTTAATTGATGATGTGCAAGCGAAGCTTGATCTTGATGAGGCTCTAGTGATGGACGGGAAAAAGTCAGTTATCGACCATGAGTGGAGACATAAAACCGCAACTTTTATCAAACACAAACGGAGGGAAGTCCAAAAGATTGAAAGACAAATTTCGGAACATAAAAGAGTAATAAATAAAAACGAGTTTGCAAAAAGAATAGCTAATTTAGAGTCAAGATTGGCTAATGTTGAGACACAAATTTATGGAGTCACAAATGAGTGATGGAGTTTTGCGGATTTTATTTATTGGAGAAGAACCTTCAAAGACTGCAACAGAAAAGGCTTGGAAATGGGGAGATATGCACTTGTGTTCAAAAACGCTTCTTAAGGCTTTTGATGCTGCAGGATTTCCACACAACCAAGCTAATTTTGAAAACATTTTTGAAAATGGAGAAGTAAATAAAGAAGTAGTTAGAAAAGTTAGAGTAAGGGCTATGAGTAAGCCTGTTGTTGCAATGGGCAAGAAAGTTCAAAAAGTTCTCAACAGTCATGGAATCCCTCATATTCCAATGACTCATCCTGCTGCAAGGGGTGAGATCAGGAAAACAGAAAACTTCCAATCTCATGTGAAGGAAGTCATTGAGCTAGTAAGAGAGAAATACCCTGTGATTGAGGAGGAAGGAGATTCAAGTGAGATCCACTGAAGAAACTGCAGCAGATAGGTTTTTTAAGAATTGGCACATTTGGACTAATTTTCTTCCGTATCCGTTTCAACTGATGGGGCCAAATTTCAGGATGTGGGGGGATGTGATTTTGGTTGAAGTTAGCAAGGTTTCAGAAGATTGCGTTTCATTAGATGGGATCATCAACATAGGAGAAAGGAGACAAGGTTTTGCAACTGATTGCTTATATCAACTTTGCTACAGTGCAAATGCTGCAGAGGTTAAAATCATTGGAGAAATCAACCCTAAGCCTTTCTACAGAAAGGGGGCCAATAAAATTCAATTAAGGAGGTGGTACAGAAAATATGGATTCAAAGTTAATAGGCATTTTGAGATGGAAAGAGAACCTTGTGATTTAGGGATTAGCTCATGGATGCAACGCTAAGAGTTTTGACTTTTATGATTTTGACAAGCTTTGGTTTCCTTTTGCTTGTCCCGTCAATTTTGAATTCAATCACCTTTTGGATGAAGGTTTTTGAGGTCACAATAAAATGAGGAGCATAATCTTGACAGGGTTAGAAAAAATAATTAGCCGCAAGACAGCAAAGAGGTTAATAGAGCAAGGCTACCAACAAAGACGTTCTATTACAGATGATGAGTCTTTTTTTAAATATGGGAGAATACAAAGTCCTAAGACTGAGGAGATATTTTATTTTTTATTAGAAAGTTATGAACATAATTTAAAGTCACAATAAAATGAGATGCTAATGAAGAACCCACCACACATTAAACTTTTATTGAAAACAATCAAAAATTTAAGGGAGTTACTAAAAGAGGAATGGATGAGAGATCACATCTCTCCATTAACTGAACAATTAAATGGGCGAGAGTTGGAAGATATTGATAAAGGGCTCAAAGCTATTCAAAGGCTGAAAGATGCAGTTGTAGAGAAGGAGATGAAGCAGTTCAAATTTCATCCTGATATAGAACCTGAATTACTAAAGGAAGAGAATGAGTAAGAAAAGAGGCAGACCAATTAAAGGGAATTCCCCTTTAAAAGTTCGGATGGGGTTCCGAATTTCTGATGAGCTGTTAGAAGAAGTTGAGTTAGCTTGTAAAGAAAGGGAGATTAAGAAAACAGATTTTATTGTTGAAGCAATCAAACATCACTTACGCAATCAACGATTATTAGGATGGGGGCTTTAATGTGGATTTTCACAAAAGATGGGTTTTTAAGTGTTGTTCAACACAATAAGTTGAAGGACAGTTTTTTAGTAAGAGCAAGAAATGAACAGCACCTGAACAACCTGTTCCCTTGGATCAAGGTGGTAAGAGTCCAACGATCAGACTACCCTTGTAGAATTACAGTAGAAAAATATACGTTCATGGTCGAGTTTTGCATGAAACAGGTTGAAAAGATTTCTTATTGTAATTTCAAAGATTCAATTGAGGAGGTGGGATATAAAGAGGTCTGTCATCAAGTTTGGGAAGAGATGGCTTACTATGGAAATGAAGTGGAAGAAAAAGGGGTGAATTATCCAATTGCACTTTGACCGTCAACTTTTTAACAGGGGATTAAAAAAGATTATGCGAACAAGACAGGATGTTTTGATTGCTAACGGTGTTTTCTGCAGAGATTTCAAATTGCATGATCGACTTGAAAGAGTCACAAAAATGCTTGTTAGGATGGAACTTTACGCAGGATATAATATTGGTGTGAGCTATTGGCATCTGACAAGCAAGCAGACAGAAATCTATGATCTACTGAAACTTCGGTATTTTACAAACAAGAAATCTTTAACAGGATGTTAAAAATGATTTTACTAAAAGGATTTATTAAGGGGATTGAATGGGAAGAAATTGAAAAGAGCCCTCTCACAGGGGGGAAGGGGATGATTCTTTTGTACCCAAATATTGATGAACACCCGAAATCAGAAGTGGAGGGAGCAATTAGAGAACTCCAAAAATTAAACACCCCTATCTTTGTGGACTACGGGATGGGGATAATCAACTTTATGTTAGACGCAGATTTAGGAGAATGCCATGAGACTCAATTGGCCTGAACTTGAAAAAGTATGTTCAAAGCAAGGTTTTGTCAAAGAAGACTTTATTGCTCTTGTAGAGGACATTGAACCAACTTCTGAACAGCTAACTTCTATGATAAAAGAAATCAAGGACAGTGACGTTTTTTCCGCCCTTCTCAAGGCTCATTATGGTATAATGAATCGTGAGCATTTTGATTTGATCAAGCAAAGGGGGATTAATGCAGGGTGATAGGATTTTAATAATTCAGGACTTGAGAAACGGTGACAGGTTTTTATTACCTCTCACAGACAAGCAAGAGTTCTTTGTTCGTAGCAAGTGGGGAGAAGGCCCAAAACAAGAACAAATCAGTGAGATGCTTCTTCAAAATAAGCATCCTAATTATGTAAAGGAACAAGGAGAAATTCTAACTGATTTCAATATTGATGGACTTAATTTTGAAGCTGTTGTTTTAGATTAAGCCGCAACTCTTTTTCGGGTTATCATGTTATTGATGACCCGACTATCTTCCTCAGAAATCCCTTTCCTGAACTCCTCCAAGACTTCCTCCACTATTAGTGAATGCGAGCAATTTCTTGCTTCAGCCACAGCCCACAAATGCCGATAAACTTCAAAATCAGGTTGAAAATGAATTGTGATAGGTTTTTGCTTTTTAGAAGTTGATTTTACAAAACTTCCTTTCTCAGGGATTGGGACTTTAGTGATTAAATTTGAAATTAGCCTAATCCTGCTTTCTGAGTATAAAAAGCAATAAGAGTCTAAAAATTCAGAATGATCCTTTGTAATTGCCAAAGTTGTCCTCATCTTTCCTCCTTGCCCCCTTGTCGCTACTTTCTGAATAATCTTGTGTAGCTCATCCTCTGCTTTCTCACCGAAAATTTTAAGCCATTCTTCCCAAATATAATCTTTAATCTGAATCTCCATTTAATCCTGTTTTCTCCCAAAGTTATGGAATGATAATATTTAACAATAATGAAATATCTTAACATGCAGTTTAAATACATCAAGGAGAATTTCGGGCTAGCAATAGTGAACACTCTTGACTTTTAACACTATGTTAATGAAATTCTATTATACACTATAATTGGATGTTTCCCTGACGTTTTAAAATAGAATCTGATGGATGGATTGCCTAAGACTATTGAAGTAGCAAAAACCGAAATGGCATACAATGCCCCAAGACAAATCTATGAAAATAATGATTCAATTAACAATGAAAATTTCTTTGCTCAACTTTTAAGAAATTCAGTCCCTGAATATAAAATCGACAAGATCCCAATGAAATATCATTTTGATTTTGCTTGCACAGATTCAAAAACAGGGGACATCAAAGTTTTTATTGAATACAAACACAGAAGCTGCACTTGGGAATCTCAAATCCACTATGGAGGTTATAGAATAGGGCTAGAGAAGTGGGCTGCAATGTGCGATTGGCAAGAAAAGCTAGGAGTAAAATGTTTGTTTTATGTTCATTTCTCTGATGCAGAACCTAACCATTTTCAAAGGTATGTAATCTCAAAAAAAGAGTTGAAGGATTTACGTTTGGTTTTTTGGGGAGGTCACAAAAGGCACAAGGATGACAATGAACCCGCTGTTGTCCTGCCAACAAATAATTTCTTGCCTGTTCAACTTTAAACTCGAATTTTTTAACACTGTATGAAAAAAGAAGACTTGAAAATTCACAATTGGGATATAGAGAAGATTTTTCCAAATCCTTGGAATCCCAACATGACATCGAAAAGAGTTGATGAAGCCATTAGGGAGTCCATTGGAATTTATGGGATGGTTGATCCTGTCACTTGTCGCAGACATCCCGAAATTGTTGGGGCTCTGCAGATTATTGATGGAGAGCATAGATTGGAAGCATGTAAGGAAATGGAGCTTTCAACAATCCCTGTTGTTATTGTTGATGTCAATGATGCCAATGCAAAAAAGCTTACCATTATTTCAAATGAGACAAGAGGGAGGGCAGAGAAGCAAAGTTTAGCTCAATTGGTCGCTGAGATCGCTGAAGAGCTTGATGTGGACAGTTTCAGGCTAGGGTTGCCCTTCTATGCTGAAGAACTTGAAAACATGCTAGAAGACGGTGATTCAGCAGGAGAGATTGACCCCGCTAAAGAGTGGGAGGGAATGCCTGAATACCAAAATGAAAATGTCGAAAGTTGGAAACAGTTGGTTGTCCACTTTGAAAATGAACAGGACTTTTTGAAGTTTCAGGAATTGGTTGGGCAAGAACTGAATGAAAAAACAAAATCTATCCACTACCCAAAAAAAGAGAGGCTAGATTTAATCAATTATGAATCCTAGATTTCCTGTTTACATTATCAGCAAGGGGAGATGGGAGAACAGACTTACAAGCAGGGCTTTAGAAAGAAGAAAAATCCCCTATCATATTGTAGTAGAGCCTCAAGAATTTTCGGATTATGCTGCTGTAATTGATAAGGAAAGAATTCTTGTTTTGCCCTTTTCAAATTTAGGGCAAGGAAGCATACCTGCAAGGAATTGGGTTTGGGAAGACAGCATTGCAAAAGGCTATAAAAAACATTGGATCTTAGATGATAACATTGATGCGTTTTACAGACTGAACAATAATATTAAGTACAGAACAACAGACGGGGCTTCCTTTTGTGCCATTGAAGACTTTGTTGAAAGATATAAAAATGTGGCAATGTCAGGGATGCAATATGAATCCTTAGTTAAAAGAAAAACAAAAGTTCCACCTTTCATTTTAAACACAAGGATTTACTCAGCAATTTTACTCTCCAATCAAATCCCTCACAGGTGGAGAGGTAGATACAACGAAGACACAGACCTTTCACTAAGAATCTTAAAAGATGGGTTTTGTACAATGCTTTTTCAAGCTTTCTTAGCAGATAAGGCAATGACTATGAAGATGAAGGGAGGGAATACAGATCAACTTTATAAACAAGATGAAAAGTTTGATGGGCGTTTGGCTATGGCTCAAAGTTTAGCAAGGCAACATCCTGACGTTTGTGAAGTAAGAAGAAAGTTTGGTCGATGGCAACATCACGTTAATTACAAACCTTTTGAAAATAATAAACTAATCAGAAACAAAGAGGCTGTAATACTAAAAGGGAACAACGAGTTTGGCATGATTATGAAAAGGAAAAATGGGCAATAAAGAACTATATCCTGTTATGGTCGAACCTTACCTTGATGAAGTAGAAGAGCTTTCAAGAGAAGGTTACAATGAAAAAGAAATAGCCTATGTTTTCGGGGTTAGCGAGAGAGCTTGGAGAACTTACAAAAAGAAATATGAAGCACTTTCTGCCGCTATAAAAGCAGGGAGGAGAAAATCTCAAAAGGAAATTACAAACGCCCTATACAAAAAAGCAACAGGATTTAAAGAGCAGGTTGAAGAGTTGGTTGCTGTGAAAGATGCCCAAAATAACATTGTCAGGCATGATCTCAAAAAGATTTCAAAGTATTTCCCGCCTGACATGGGAGCAATTCGAATGTGGTTGAATTATCGACATCCTGACAAGTGGGGGGAAAGGGTATTAGACAGGCAGACAGAAATTGAAAAGGTGCGGGAGGTCTACAAAAAAAGGGAATCTCAAAAATGGAATGCTTTGGAAACTGCAAGAGCCTTGGAAATTGAGGGGGTAGCTATTCCTGAGAGCTTGCGCCTAGAGTTAGCGAAGGAAACAAAAGAGACCATTACCACACTAGAATCTAATTCAATCAGGATTGTTCTTCCAAGTGAGTTAGAAGAGACTTCAGAGGGCTGAAATGCCTGAAGACATCAAGCTACTAGCTCACCAATACAAGGTTCTCGCTTCTAAGAAGAGGGAGATTTTCCTTGGTGGTGGGGTTGGGGCAGGGAAGACCATGATTGGTTCTCTGTGGGCCATTTTGAAGGCGAGGAGAACCCCTAAGGACGTTTATGGGCTGATCGTCAGCAACACTTACCCTCAACTTTATGACACAACAGTCAGAGCCCTTTATGAGATAGCCGAAAAAGCAGGGGTCAAACTGTTACCCGCTCAGATTTCAAGGGGGCGTGGCCCAACTGATTTATTAATCCAAACCCCTGCAGGGCAGACAAGAGTTTTATTAAGATCCCTTGAACATTACGAAAGGCTTTCGGGCCTAGAAGTTGGTTGGTTTTGGGCTGATGAAGTTTGGCAAACTAGGAAAGAAGCAATTGATGTACTAAATGCAAGGCTCAGAGATGGGAGAATGGGGAGACTTCAAAGTCTTTACACCTCAACTTTAGATGACCCTTCAACGTGGATGTATCAAAGATTTGTTGAACAGGTCAACCCTCAAAAAACTGATGTCTTTTATGCCAAGACAGCAGACAACCCAAACCTGCCGAAAGATTATGTTGAAATCCTCAAGTCCACTTACTCAGAGAGCATGTATAAAAGGATGGTTCTTTCTGAATGGGTTGCTTTGGATCAGAACAGGATTTACACCTCATTTTTGCGGGACTACAACGTATCAGCGGAGGTTTGTTACGAAAAAGCCCTCCCTCTTTTTTGGACTCATGACTTTAATATTGGGCATGGGAAACCAATGTCTTCCTGTGTTTTACAGTACCACCCAAAGGCTAATGAATATCATGTTATTGATGAAATCATCCTTGACAAAAGCGACACGCACGATGCTGTTTCCGAATTTCTTTCCCGTTACTCCTCCCAAGGGGTGGTGATTTACGGAGACGCAAGTGGACAAGCAAGGGACACAAGAAGCAGATTAACAGATTTTGAAATACTAAGGAGGGCAGGGTTCACTGAGCAGAAAGTTCCTCGCTCAAACCCTCCTGTGAGAGAGAGACACAATTTAGTTAACGCCATGTTAAAATCAGCAGATGGGAAAGTGAGAATAAAAATCAGCCCAAGATGCAGGACACTAATCAAAGGGCTAGACACTGTTCATTTAAAGAAGGGGGCAAATTATGTCGAGGATGACAGCCAAAGAGAGCAGCATGTTACAACAGCCTTGGGCTATTGCCTTTTTGAAGAGCAGGGTAAAGGTCGAGGGCAAATGGGACAAATCAGAGTTAAAGGGATTTAACAAAACATGAATAATTACGAAAAAGTCCACCCACATCATGACAGGATGCTGAGATTTTGGGAGAGATGCAGGCACTTATATTTGGGAGAGGATGCAGTCAAGGAATTTTCAGAAAACAGGGGATACCTCCCAAGACCATACGGGATGAAGGCTGAAGCCTATTTTGAGTATGTAAACAGGGCTACCTTACTTGGGCTTTTCGCTTCCACAGTCGAGGGCAGGTTGGGAGATATTCAAAGAAAAAAGATTTTAACAAGTGGGACAGAAGAGTTAGAGATTTTTTGGGGAGCAATGACCAAAAACAATGAGGGGCTAACAGGAGTGGCAACTCAGGTCATGAGGGAGCTTTTAATCACCGGAAGAGTTTTGGCACTGCTAGATTTTGATGAGGGGGATGGTGAATTTTATACGTCTCTTTATAAAGCTGAAGATATTCTCTATTGGGAAGGGGAATCAGAGCCATTATATGTCTTACTAAATGAGCCAAGAGTCCAATACAGCAAGGGGAACTATTACAATGAAGAAATTCGGCTAGCCCTTTCTTTGGATGAAGATGGCTACACTGCTTGTCGCTATCTCAAAACCCCTCAGGGGTGGGAGAAGATTGAGGAGTTAACCCCCACAGGCCCAAGTGGGCGTTTGCAAGGAATACCTGCTGTGATCTTCAATGTTGGTCATCTTGGTTGTAAAGTCGCAGACCCTCCTATGCTCCACCTTGCCAATCTTCTCCTCTCCATCTTTAGAAACTCAGCAGATTATGAGCAAGGGCTTCATGCCTTGGGAGTCCCTACCCCTGTGGTTTCAGGTATCAGAAAAGAAGATGCTAAGTTTGCGTTAGGCCCAACAACTCCCATCATTTTAGAGCCCCCTGATGCCAAGGTATCATTCCTTGAGTTTTCGGGGGCAGGGTTAAGCCAACTCAAAGGAGCAATGGATGAGAAAGTGCTTCAGGCTGTGATGATGGGAGCAAGGATGATCCAAACAAGGAAACAGGTCGAAAGTGCAGAGGCTGCAAAAACAAGGATGGGCGCAGAATCTAGCCTTTTGAATGTGCTTGTAGAAACGACTGAGGAAGGGCTGAAAGAATTGACAGAAAAGTTTTTAGGTTGGAATGGGGGAGGTGGAAATAAAGAAGGGGAAGAGTTTAAAATTGAGATCAACAGAGATTTTGTAGATGAGAGCTTCAGCCCTGACAGCTTCAAAGCAATCAATGAGGCTGAATTGCAAGGGGTGATTAGCCCATTAGTAGCTTTTAATCTAAGGAAGAAATTTGAGATTTACCCTGACGGTTGGACTTATGATGAGGAGCAAGAAAATCTGATGCAATTAGGAACAGGAATCTCAGCACCTCAGGAATAAAATGGTGATTGCAGAGGTAATTGAGAACGAAGTTTTTAAAAATGCAATTAATCTCTCCAAGTATGAGAAAGAGCTTCAGGATAAAGTTGTCAATCCATTAATTAGAGGGGCATGGTCTGAAGTTAAAAAGAAAATGAAGGCTTTTGACAGCCTGACAGATTTTCAACAGCAGAGACTTGCAGCCCAAAATGATTTTTTATCTCAAACTTTTTATTCTCAATTTACAACTGCCGAAAATTCTTTGAAGGAAGAGCTTGTTGATTTCTCAGCTTTGCAAGCTCAACAAGCAATTAATGAAATCAATACAGCAGTCAGAATCCCTCTCCTTTCTGTTACTTCATCCCCCAAGTTTTTTGCAACACTTGTTGACAAGACTTTGATTGAAGGACTCCCCTTATTTACTCAGCCCAACAAAAACGACATCCCCTCTTATTGGACAAAGCTTGGGGAAGACACACAAAGACAAGTGGCCCAAGAAATCAGAAAGGGGTTGTTATTAGGTGAGACACCAAGAGAGTTGAGGAGTAGGATCATTGGGAAAAAGGACAAGCAAGGGAATTTTCAGGGTGGAGTTTTAAACACAACAAGAAGAAATGCAGAAGCCATCACAAGAACAGCAGTCCATGAAGTGACAAATGAAGCACGATCAAGGATGTATGAAGAAAACCTTGATGTGATTGAAGGAGTCCAATCCATTGCTACCCTTGACGGGAGAACAACACTGCTCTGCAGAAGCTATGATGGCCTGAAGTGGGTTCTTCCTGACTACAAGCCAAAGGGACATGACAAGCGTTACATCAGACCCCCAAGGCATTTCCGTTGTCGCTCAGTCCTAGTCCCTGTCATTGCAGGGATTGAGGAGATAGACAAAAAGGTGGAAGAGATGGGGCTGAAGCTTGAGCCTACAATCAGGGCTTCAAACAGTGGGCCTGTGGCAGCAAGCAAGCTGAACGACACAGGCAGAGACATGGAGAAGTGGTTTAAAAATCAATCTGTGGAAGCTCAGAATAAAATGCTTGGGGTGGGTAAGGCTGAAATTTGGAGACAAGGGAAGGCTTCACTGTATCAGATGGTGAATCAAGACGGGGAGGTTCTGACACTTGCACAAATTAGACAGCAGATTGAAACCAACTCTTTGACTCCACTTCCAAAAACTTACAAATCAGCAAAGAAAAAAGCCGAGAAAGCTCAAGAATCTGCACAGACCAAGCCCCTTGAAAGACAGACAGCAACACAAAAAAAGGCTGAAAGGTCTGCGATTAGGGAAGCGCAGGCATTGCCCTCAACAGCCCCTGTTGTAGCATCAGGCGCAGGCAGTAAAGACCCATTCAAAAACAAAAGCACAATTGACGGGAGTGGGTGGACTCAGAAAAGTGGGAGACTTGGATCTAATGAAGGTGGAATTTTTGAGGATGCACAAGGCAACCAATACTATGCCAAGTTCATGAGCCCCGAAAGAATAGATGGAGAGATTGGGTCTTCCTTAATTTATGAAGCATTGGGATTAAGAACTTTACAGCCAACACGGGTCAATATTGGGGGCAGATTAGCAATCGCCACAAGATACAGAACAGACCTTGAAGATTTCAAAGGGGATCCGAAAGGGTTGCTGAAAAAAGCAAGAGCTAACAAAGAACAGTTCATGGCAATGCAACATGCTTCAGTTCTCAATAAGAATTGGGATTTTGTAGGAGAAGATTTTGATAATCTGAAGTTTGACAAGAAGACAAAAGAATTTGTGATGGTTGATTCAGGAGGAAGCTTCCAATTTAGGGCTCAAGGGGCCAAAAAGTCTTGGTACAAAAACGAAGCTATTTCTGAATATATCACATTCAGGGACATAAACATGAATCCCCAAACAAAGAAGATTATTGACGGGATTCTTGAAAAGAACGTGTGGGATGAAACGCTAGGAATTGAGAGGATTTTTAGGACTGACCCTGCAAAGTTTAAAGATGCACTCAGACTTTCAGGCATGCCATCAAATGAAGCTGATGATGTATTAGCTATTTTGTCAAGCAGGAGAAATCAAGCCATTGAAAGATACGGGCTAGGCTCAGATTTTAACACCTCGTTAATTAGTGGGGGGTTGAATTATGATGATGCGTTAAAAAAACATGAACCTTACACATGGGCCGCAAGCCAAGTTGTTGACCCCAAGCAGATCAAAAAGAAAAGTGTGTCTCCCTCAGGTTCTGTTGAAATTCAGCATACTTGGTCAGGAGATAAATCTTCAAGATCAGGCAAAACAGGAAATGAGCTTACTAAAAAAGAATCTGAGTATGTGGAGGAATTAAAGGCTATTAACGCAAAACTTCCTGTGGCTCTTCAGTTCAAAGAGATTGAGATTGGGAGGGTACATGAGGTTTTTAGAAGCTACATTTTAAATGCAATTTCAGGCTCATCCTCTTCTCTTGGGGGTGCAATTTTAAAGAGTTACGGGGAAAGAGTTTTAGGTGGGAGAGTTGGCTATCACAGAGGAGTAAGGGATCTTGAAGAAAAGATGTCCTCAGACATTGAAAAATGGTTCAATCATTCAGGAACCATGTTTTTCAAAGGGAAAAATAAGACTTATGAACTTGATAAGATGCTTGGGCTGCACAGAGGATACGACCAAGCAAGGTTGAGAAAAATACACGGGTTTAATTATGTGAATGTTGAGCGAGGACATGACCAAGATGAACTTGCTGCAAATTGGAGCAAGGCCGAAAAAACTTGGCATTCAAATGGTTCTGCTTCCACTTCAATTAGCAGATTGAAATTTAAAGGCCCAAACAGAGTCAGTATAAAAGCAGGGGTGCAAGACTTTCTTTTCAGTTTCCATTGGGGCCAAGAGTATTTTACTTTTTTCGATGATAACGAAGATGAATATGTTTTGAACGGCAAAAAGTACAAAGCTCATATTTTAGAAAGACTTCCATTGGGAGAGGATAGGACAAGATTTAATGCGGGGTTCGAAAAAGCGAAGGATTGGAATTTTGAGGAAATAGAATGACCATCATGGTGACTTGTGTCATCTGTGGAGACAGACTTGAAATCCGTCTTGTAGACAGGAAAAATGTTTGTCTCAAATGCCAAAAACCAAAAAGGAAAAAAAAGAATGGCTCTAAAGACCTATATCAACAGTCTTGAAGAAGTAGATGAGAATTTACAGAACCTTTACAAGCCAAAGGGGGAAGGGTTCGCTTTAGATGTAGAAGGTGAACAAGACAGGCAAGCTCTCAGAGAGAAAATAAAAGAATTTCGGGACAATAACACACGATTGCAAGAACAGCTTGAGCAAGTGCAGGGGCGTTATTCAGACATTGAGGATTTAGACCCTTCAGATTTAAAAGCTGCAATTGAGGCTCACAAGCAAGTGAAGGAGAAAGAAATGATCCCTGCTGTTGAGATGGACAAGCTGATGAACCAAAGGCTTCAGGCTGAACGGAAGAAATATGAGTCTGAGCTTCAGGAAACAAAGTCAGTTGCTCAAAAGCTACAATCTGAGATGAGCAGAATGACAATTGAAAAAACTATTTCAGAGTCCTTGAATAAGGTAGGACAGCTTCAAAAAGGGGCGTTGTCAGATGTTTTGAGGAGGGCTCAAAATGAAATAGAGGTTAAAGATGAAAGGCTGATTGACAAGTCAACAGGTTTAAGCATTGATCCTAATGATTGGGCTAATGATTTATTGAAAAACAGCCCTTTCTTTTTCACACCCAACACAGGGGCCAACAGCAGAGGAAGTTCCGAAACAGTAAAGGTGAACCCATTTGCAAAGGAAACCTTGAACCTGACACATCAGGCCAAACTGTATCAAGAAAACCCTGCAGAAGCTAAAAGATTAGCTGCAGCAGTTGGGATTTCCTTGTGAAGTATGAAGACTTAATCTTCAGGAGGAAATGTTGGATGCTTGTGTTTATATTCAAAAATTCTTAATGCAGCATGAAAGGGAGCATTATGCCAAAACCAACCAAAGCAATTCAAGCAGCAGCAAGGAGGGCAAGAAAGTTCAAGGCTGATGGAAAGGCTAAAGGTGCAGGTACATTGGTAGGTTGGAACAGGGCCGCACAATTAGCAAAAGGAGAAAATGTCAGCATGTCAACAGTCAAAAGGATGTATTCTTATCTAGCAAGACATGAAGTAGACAAGAAGGGGAAGAACTTTGGTAATCAGTCCACCCCATCAAAAGGTTACGTTATGTGGCTTGCATGGGGAGGGGATGCAGCTTTTTCATGGGCCAAGGGATTAGTTGAGAAAGAAAAAAAGAAAGGGTAGTAAAATCACCTTGTTTTTTTAAAAACTTTATTTTAACACTAGATTTAAAGAAATAGTTTCGGTGAGGCTGTTTCTGACAGAACACTTCTTTATATTGCACAGGGTGTATCTCCTGCGGGGCGGGCTTTCGTATCGCCCACATTTTAACAGGATGTTAAAAATAGGAGAACATCATGGCAGCAACTCGCCTAACAAATGTTATTGTCCCGTCCATTTTCACGCCTTACACGATCCAAGAGACAGCTACCCGCTCAAATCTTCTGAGTAGTGGCCTAGTCACAGGCAACCCTGCACTAAATCAGTTGGCAAGTGGTGGGGGTTCAACCTTCAACCTCCCGTTTTTCAATGACCTGAGCGGAGACTCAGAAATTATTGAAGACAACACTTCTTTGACTGTCAACAATCTGACAACAGAACGACAGGTTGGGGTGGCCCTGAACAGAGCAAAAAGTTTCGGCTCAAGTTTCCTCGCTCAGTATGTATCAGGTGAAGACCCAATGCGGGTAATAGGTGATTTGGTAGCTTCTTATTGGGTTAGAGAAGAACAAAAGATTGTCATCAACATTTTAAAAGCTCTTTTTGGATCAGGTGGGCCAATTGTAAGCACTCATTTGGAAGACCAATCAGCAGCAGCATTAACAAACACAATGATGATTGATGCAATTGCAAAAATTGGTGATGCTTACGATAAGCTTTCAACCATTGTTTGCCACTCTGCCATTTATCACAGCCTCCGAAAACTTGATCTTGTGCAGTATGTTCAAGAGCCAAGCAACCTTCCTCAACAGTTCCCTTCATATATGGGAATGAACATTATTGTTGATGATGGGGTAGAAGTCTCAGGTTCTGCTTATACAACTTATGTTTTCGCTAATGGTGCATTCAGTCGAGGGGTTGGGACACTTGACGCAGATGATGCGACTGAGATTGATAGAGATTCGCTGAAGTCTGAAGATGTGCTGATTAATCGCAGACGATACATCATGCACCCCAATGGATTTAAGTGGACAGGTTCCCCTTCAGGTTCAAGCCCAACAAACACTGAGTTGGCAACTGCAGGGAATTGGGCGAAAGTTTTTGAGAACAAGAATATCCCTGTTGTTGCTCTCAAATCTCTAGTTTCTGCTTAACCAATGGGGATGATCAGTTTTAGACATTCAGAGGAACAGCAAAAAAGGGAAGCTGCAGAGGAAATGCAGCCCCCACAAAATGTTGTTCCTCCTAAAGAAGACAATCAAAAAAAGACTGAAAAGAAAAAATGAGCTTAGACATTACCATTGGTGGGAGTTCTGCGGAATCCTACAATTCAGTAGCTGAAGCTGATTCCCGCTATGGTGATGATGTTTTTTTTGGGGATACTTGGACAGCATTATCCACAACCAAAAAAGAACAGTGGCTCAGGTTTTCAACAAGGTCTTTAGATTTGATTGACCAATGGCAGGGAGTAAGACAATCAGATACTCAGTCACTAGAGTTTCCCCGAATTGATTACTCCCCCCATTTAAAATCAGCTTATCAGATTTATAAGCATTTAAGGGAACACCCACTTCAAAGGATTTTTGAACCAAATAAAATCCCTGTCAAAGTAAAAGAGGCTCAATATCAAATGTTGATCTTTCTTTTTAACAACAAAACAGATTCAACAGCATTGGATGGCTCAGAAATAAAAGAATTGGAAGCCCTGAATAATTTAATTGTTCTGAAGTACGACACAGGGAGAAGAGATGGGCGAATTGATGCGACAGGTCAAGGCTCAATCAGCACAGTTAAGGCTTTAGTTGGTGAATACATTCTAGCTACACAGTGGTATAGATCTTAATAGGGGAGGGTGTGCAGAAGCACCTTTACATGGACGTTTAACCCCTTTTTGGAATTAGTCAAAAATGGCTGCACTTCAGACAATTAATAAAACCATCAATCAACTCTTTTCTAATAAAGGGGTTGGTGGGCTCAAGCTGACACAGACTGCAACCTTACACCTACAGACAACAGGGGGCTATTCTCCTGCAACAGGTGGAGTAACAGGTGGAAATTATTATGACCCCACAGCAGGGGCATACACAGCATCGACAGCACAAAACATTTCAGTGATTCAAAGATCAGACAGGAATTTCAAAACAATAGAAGGGAAAGAAGCCTCTTTGGATCTAGTGATCAAGCCCCTTTCGAATGTATATCCTAAGGATTTGGTAGGGACGCAGATTACTTTTCAATCCCGAAACTTTGGGGTTAGTCAAGTTACACCTGTCAACCTTGGGGATTCTCAAATAGTTTGGGAGGTAGTATGCCAATAACAGAAGAGGGGATGGACACTGCAGCCGAAAAACTAAAGCAAAGATTATTGAAACAAATTAGGGCAGTTGCCCTGCAAGGTTTCTCTGAAATTATCCAAGGTTCTCCTGTGGACACGGGAAGATTTAGAAGCAATTGGCAAGCAAATCTAGGGAGCAGAGCAACGGGGGAAGTAACAACTAAACCTTATCAAAAAAACCAACCCACAACAATTGAAGAAGCCCAACAAATTAATGAAGAGTTAAACGGATTGGGAGAAAATCAGTCCAATATTTATTTCACTAATAATCTGCCATATGCTGAACGACTTGAAAAAGGTCATAGCTCACAGAATCAAGGATTTGTTGCAAGGGCTGTAAGAAATATGGAAAAAAGGTTTTCTGTTTTATGACAACAGTTGCACAGGTTGAAAATGGAGTTTTGGCCCATTTTGCAACGGAATGGGGGAGCAGGACAGACCTGAATTGGTCTGCACAGAATGCCCCTTTTGAAACAACAAAACCTCGTTCAGGCTTTACTGATAATGAAACTTTTTGCGCCCCAATTCTGCAGCAGGTTTCAGCTTCTTCTGCAGAGTTCCCAATCAGTGAAAGCAATAAAAGATTAGTTTACCAATTGAATTTAAATCTTGTGACTAAACCTCAAAAAGGAGTGACAACAATTCAAGGTCATTTGGCAGCAATCAGAAATATTTTTGAGCTTAAATCTTTGGCTGTAGGAAATGCAGTTTTGCAATTTGAGGTTTTGCAAACATCTGCAGGGTTCAATTCACCAACAGGGGATGCTTTTGAAGTCCCATGTTCAATCTTTTTTGAGACCACAATCTGATCAACTTAAAGCATGGAGTTTTAAATGGCACTTCCCTCAAGGTTTCTTAGACTTCAATCCTCTCAGCCATATTTAAAAACTGAGACAACAGCAGGAAGTTTTGTTGTTCCTGCAGCAACTGACGCTTTTGCCACTTCAGAATATTTGGATCTTTCACAAAGTTATAATACCTCATCTGTTACGGAAGTTGGTGAGAGACTTTTGCAAAATAGCAGTGTTGTAAATTATGCAGAACGATCAACTTTTGACATCCCGTTTTTAATCAAGCCAAGTGGATCAGCAGGGACAGCCCCTGCAGAAGACTTCTTACTTCAACAAGTGTTTGGTACAAAAACAGTTTCAGGCGGGGCTTCCGTTAAATACACAACCTCAAGAGTTAGCGACACCTTCCAAATCGCTCAGGTTACTGATGTCTACAAGCTTTGTGTAGCTAATGGCTGTGTGATTGAGTCAGCTAATTTGGATGTCAGCAGAGAAGGGGTTTTGTCAATGTCATGTTCTGCAAGGGCTCAACGGATTAGATATGGTGGGGCTTTAGAGCATGATGGAGGAGGTGCAGTCTCAGTCACAGATTCAGGAGTTACAGCCACCTTCACAGTTGGTTCAGGTCAGGTCGCTGCAGACTCATTATTCAATGGAATGACTGTCAACGTGATAACCCAAGCAAGCGGGGCTGTGAAGAACACAGGGTTGGTCACAGTTTCAAATGTTTCCACTTCAGGGGCGACTTGCACACTGACAGCAGACACAGGAGACACTTTCACTTTTGACAGTGGTGATGAAGTGAGACCTGCTTTTGCTGCCCCTACACTTTCCACCAACTCCCCGCTTTCTGCAGGGATTTCAAAAGTGTTTCTAGGGAACAATAACGCAACAATTGGGACTGCTTCAGGGAATGTTTTTGATGCAGCCAATGAGTTCATGGCAACCTCCTTTTCAATGAGCTTCAATAAAAACCTTGGAGATCCCGGAGTGTCCGAATTGACAGGAGATCTCTACCCTGCTGCAAGTTATGTTTCCCAAGATTTTTCGGTCTCAGGGACTGTTGAATTCGTTACACGACCTGACAAAGTTGCCAAGTTTATGGAGGTCATCAGAAAGCAGTTCGTCTCCATAGGTCTGCAAATGGGCAACACTGCAGGAAGCATTGTAAAACTAGCAATCCCATCTGCTTTGGTCACTATCCAAACAACAGGGGTTGACGGTGCGATGGGTGGAACAATCAACTTTGAATTGGATAAAGGGACAAGCACAACTGATGCTGCTGCACTTGAGCTTGCGTATACCTAATTTTTAACAAGGACTTAATTTTAATGGCTAAAGTTTCATCTGTTATTAAATCATCACTTTCAGGGATTAAAACAAAGAACATTGTTGAGATCCCTTTTACAGATACACAATTAGAAATTGATGCAGTTTTTAATTGTGAGCTACCCCCTCAACGAATGGTGACTGATGCACTAAGGGCATCTACCACAACGAAAGGGGGAAAAGACAGAACTGACCCAATGACATTTGCAAGAAAGATTTTTGTTCCTTGCGTGATGTCTTGGAGTTTTGAAGAGGATTGCACTGTAGAAGCTAAAATGGATTTTTGTGGGGATGATGCCATTTTGAACAAGATGGCTCAACAAGTTTCTATGAAGCTGATGAAAATGGTGCAGCCCAACCTTGACGAGGAAGAGGGAAATTAAAAAGGTTTCTTGATGTTTTACTAGAAAGGGCAGAATACGCAGAAGACAGCCTTGTTCATGGGATAGAGCAGGGGATGAAATACAGCAAGCATTACTGCTGCAAAACTGATGATAATATTTGGGAGCGTGATGATTTAGAACCTCCCTGTGAAGTCTGCCCCAACAACGTAATTTTGACAGAAAGAAACCATCTAGCAGTTTCAGCATTTAAAGATTTAGACCAAACAGGAAGAGACATTGGTTTTGACATTGGCTTTATTAGAGAAGAGGCAATTGATGTCTATCTAAACCGTTTCGACTGCAACACACCTCAAGTTTATGATGCCCTTGTTTTCATAGATAGGGAGGTGACACAAAGCAGAAGAGACAAAAATGAATTAGATAGAAAAAACAAACAGAAGAACCCACCAAGCAAAGCAAAGCCAAGGATGAGAAATGGCAGCAGATAGTACCATCAATATTGAGATTGAGCTTCAAAAAGCTCTTAGGAAACTAGAAGAACTTCAACAAGCTTTTGACAAGCAAGCAGACCTAATCAATCAAGCCTCCCGTGCAGCCTCCCGTTTTGAAAGAGTAATTAAGAAATCAATGACTTCTGCGACCAAAGCAGTCAAAGGAGCATTAGGTGTTTTTCTTAACTTGAAATCAGCAGCAGTTGGAATTGTAGCCGCATTCTCAGCCCGAGAATTCATTAATTTTGGGGCGAACTATGAAAGGCAAATTAGCAAACTCAATGCCTTGACCAAGGCAACAACTACAGAACAGCTCAGACTCCGAAAAGCTATTAGAGAAGTGGGAGCAACGACAGCCTTTACTGCAACGCAAGCTGCAGAGGCTGCAAATGTTTTGGCTGCACTTGGTAGGTCATCCCAACAAATTTCTAGAGAACTTGGTGTTGTGGTTAAAGTTGCAGGGGCCACAGGCACAGCAATTGAGACAGTTTCAGAAGCTGTTGCGGCACAAATGAACGTTTTTGGGGAATCTGCGAAAGTGGTTGGAGATGTTTTTGCTGCTGCCTATTCTACTTCTGCAGCCAATGTTGAGAAATTACAGACAGCACTTGGACAAGTTGGGCCTGTTGCAAAAGCTGCAGGGCTCAATCTGACCCAAACTGCAGGGGCAATCTCTTTCTTAGTAGACAGAGGCTTCAGGGCAGAAGCTGCAGGAACAGCTTTAAGGGGGGTTCTTGTAAGATTGATTGACCCCACCAAGACAGTATTGAAAGAGTTTGATGCACTTGGCATCTCCTTTGAGCAAATCCAAAAGCTAAGTTTCCAAGACCAAATGCAAAGCATAGCAGACCGTCTTGGAAGTGTTGCTTCTCAAGCTGAAAGAAACAGAATTCTTACTAAAATTTTCGGGGTTGAGGCTCTAGCTGCAGCCAACAATTTTATTAATGCACTACAAGAAGGCAACCAAGTCATTGACACGCAAGCCGAAAAGTTAAGGAACGCAACAAGTGCTGCAGGGCTCTACAATAGAATGACTAGCGACTTGAGGGGCGCAATTGACAAGTTGATCTCAGCAGTTCAAGACAAACTTTTAACAGCCTTTCAAGCTGCAGAGCCCTTCATTAGAGGGATAGTTGATCAGCTTAAAGATGCAGTCAATTCCTTAACAACTGAAGATGTGATTGGAGCAGTTGAAAGTATAGGGATAAAATTGGTCAGGGGGGCTTTTGCTTTTTATGATGCCATCAGAGTTGCCATTAATGCCCTTTATGCTTTTTTCAACAGTGCAGCTTTTCAGAATGTGATTGAAGTTGCAAAAAATGCTGTTTCGGCTCTAGGCTTCACTTCTCTTGATGATCAGATTGCAGCAGCAAAAGCAGACACTCTTTTTTATATTAAAAAAGTCACTGAGATTAGTAATCAACAGAGTAAATCAAGCGACAGAGATTCCCTTTTCCCGTCATTTATTAAAGATTCAGCCTTGGCAGATGCCCAACAAGAGTTGCAAATTTCCAAGGATATTTTGCTTGAACTGCAAAAGAGGAAGGCTGAACAGTCTGCTTCTTTGGAACTTGTAGCTGATCGAAACGGACTTGAAGAATATTTGATTGGGAAAATCAGAGAGGGGGCAAGAGTAATCAGAGAAAGGGCAATAGCACAGAGAGAAATCAAAGATGCAGTTGAGGGGCAAGTAACAGCAACCAATGATTTAGGGGAAGCTCAAAACAATTTGCCACCTCCTAAAAACCCATTTGGGGCGTTGACAGGAGCAGGAGGAGGAGGAGACACCTTCACCCCTCCCCCTGTGGTTGAGGGGCTACTTGATCCATTTACAGCACTTTCTCAATCTCTCACAGTTGCCTTTGAAAAAGCATTTGATGAATCAGAGCCTTTAGCAAAAAGGGCTGAAGAGTTAACAGATTTCATCTTCTCAATTAATAAAGGTCTAGAAGCCGTTGAAAAGTCAGGGACGTTTAATCCTCAACAAGTAAAGGCTATTGAAGGGGCGTTGATTGAAATGCTAGTTCTTGCAAAAGAACTAGACAGAGAAGGGCAAAAAGAAACCTTGGGAGAAGCAAACGCAAGAGCAAACGCTTTAGCCGCAACAATTAAAAAACTTGATGACGCAAGGACAAAGGCCACTAGAGAACAAAGGGAAGAACAAGATAAAATTGCAGCAGCAATTAAAGAACAAGTGAGGCTTCAGAACCACACGTTTTTTGATTCAATTGTTAAGTCAGTAAAACAGGTTTTTGGGTTTCAAGAAAAGATTACTCAAGAAATTTCGGATCAATTAACAGATGAAGAAAGAAAAGCAGAACTTGAAAAGCAACGGTTGCAAAATGCTGAAAATTACAGAGATGTAATAGCTGATACTCTTGTCCAAGGAGTCGCAAGCGCAGGGCCAAACGCAAGTCGAGGGGTTTCAGCAGGGAAAGCTTTTGCTCAAGGGGCTCAAGTAGGTGGCCCCTTGGCAGGGGCTGCAAACATGGCTTTGGATATGGTGATGTCCAATGAAAAAGTTGCAAAGGCAATTGATTCTTCCTTTAAACTTTTCTTTGATGTTTTTGACCCATTCATTGAAACCATTGCAGAGTTGATTGATGCCATAAACAGCTTAATAGGGGCTCTTTTAAGTGCAGCAAATGATGCAATCTCCTCTGCTTTTGAAAACTTCAATTTAACCAATGGGAATGCGACTCAATATGTCGAGCAAGCCCTGTCAAATTTTGGGGCGTTTATTGGTGCGCCTATGGGCATCAATCATGGTTACAGGGGATGGGACTTAGACGGTGATGGTGTTGTTCAGGCCCAAAAATCATTATTACAAAATATATTTGAAAACATTGATACGGTATTTGAAGAGGGGTTTCGGGCGTCAAATCCTTCAGGGGAGTTTAGGGGGTTGCTAGGTGAAGGTGGAAGAGATCGAACAGATTTTGAACTGACATCGCAAACCCTTGAAGATTTCACAAAGTCTGTAGAAAAAATTGGGTTCAGCGAAACCATGAAGGACGTGACTGAATCCATGAAAGAAGCCTTCAATTCAATCAACCGTCTTTATATTCACGGGTACGACAAAGACAAAGTCACAAGAAACGCCAAAGAAGTTGAAGCAATTCTCACAAAACTTTTGACTGAAGCTTACTTTGAGAATGTGGCTGCAAATATATTAGAAGATGTTGGCAATATCCAAACGAGCATTACAGAGCAAATTGAAAAGATGGAATTTGATGCTCTCACTACTGAACAACAGTTTGCTAGGCTTCATTTGGATCGAATGGATTCCTTGGAAGAACAAAGGAAAGAGGCTTATCAAACTATTGAAGTAGAAGAACACAGAGTTGAGGTGCTTGAAGCTATTAAAAAGGCAGAAGCTGACTCTGCCTTACTACTCAACAAGCAGAAAGAAGAATTAAAATTATTGAATGAAGAACGTGAACGTGAATTAGTTTTATTACAGCAGAATTCTGCAATTAATGTTTTGCAAAGAATCCTAAATGATTTTGAAAAGACAATGAAAGGGATTAGTGAGTTGGTTGAGGGGTTGTTTGACCAAGTCAGTGAACTTTTACTTTCTGAATTCAATCTAGCCCCTGCCACCGAAAAATTAGAAATTGCATCAGATAAATATCAAACTCTTTTAGAGGCTGCATTTTCCCCTGATGCGACAGAAGAAGACATTGAAAATCTCCAAGGGTTTGTCAACGAATACTTAAAATCTGCAAGAGATGTTTACAAGTCGAGCAGCACCTTCCAAGCAATTTTTGCTTCAGTTCTTGATGACCTTTCAATGCTTGGAGTGACAACAGGGTTCAACCAATCAGGAGACGCTGTTTCGGGTGCAACAGGAGGAATCAAAGAATTTATTGAGACAACAGAAGAATTGGATGAAGGGCTTAGAAAAACGCTAGATAATTTAATAAGAGAATTAAATTTGCTTGGTTCTGCATTTCAGGAACAGCAATTAGATTTTATTGTGTCAGAAGATGGGTTGGACATCGCTTTGGAGTTATCAGGTAGTGATTTCAAACCTATTTTGGATGGGGATATTGATTTAAAACTTACACAAGCAGATATTGGCACAATTGGCTTTTTTGATGAAGAAGGCAACCCATTAAAACTAGACTTTACTGAGGCCGCATCTTTTACTGCTGACATCTCAGGCTTCTATAGCCAAGATTTGGAGACTTACCCTGACTCAACAAGAACAGAAGAGGCTCATTTTGATCCAACAATCACAGGCTTTAAGGATTACTCTGATCAAGGATCAGCTTCTTTTACTGCTGACATCACAGGAAATTTATCTCTTACAAAAAGTTTAACAGGGTGGCAAAGCATTACAAACAATGGGTTCACAGGAAATGCTGCGGTAGGAGCTTATGTTACCTTTTCAAGGGCATTCAGCAATTTTAACTCAATCAATGGGAATGTTGGAACTGCTAATTTGGTAGCCAATGTCAGTGCCTCAATAAACGCCACAATTAGCTCAATTGACACTTCAGGAGTTGAGACAACAGTCACAAATTCTATTCAAAATATGTTGGATAACATTGAGCGAACATTCACAGGATTAGGCCAATTGGGAACACGATTTACTGTTGCTGCAGGCCCAACCACCTATACTGCTGACCAATCAGCATATTCAAATAGGGTTTATGGTGTCCAATTCCCTTGGGGGCATGATTACAATGCTCCAAATGGTGTTTTCTCAAGTGGAGTTGTCGAAGGGTCGGCAGCACATTTCGCATCAATTGGGAAAGATTTGGCTACTAGATTTGGTCAAGATATAATGACAACGAACCCATATGTAATCACAAGGGATGAAGGCAGTAGTAAATATGTTTATGCCTATTCTGATTTGGACTCAGCAATAACTGACTATGATATGTACAGTCAAGGGACTTATCCTGTCAAAAAATATGGGTTTAGATTTGGTGGAATGGTTCATCCTGAAGATACAATCCCCGCAATGCTTTCAGCAGGAGAGTATATTTTAAGCCCTGAAACAGTTAAAAGATTTGGAGTAGGTTCTTTGAACCGTTTAAATCATGGAGACAGTTCAGCATTGGCACAGACAAATGATCCTGAGGTAAAAAGGCTACTAGCAGAATTGATTGTTGCAGTAAAAGACACCCCAACAGATGTACACGTTTATACAGACATGAAGGGGGAAGCAAAAGCAGCAGTTTCGGAATTTAGATCAGAGTTGAAAGAACGGACAAGAAGACAGGGAGACCAATTTGTCCCTGCTAAGTACATTTGATTTTTAACACCTTGTTTATTTATGCAGTTACTAGCAACAATCAGTGTTAACAACAAAACTTTTTATGGTTCGTTCAAAGGTCATGCAGGAGAACAGTTTTACAGCCCTTGGGTCAAAAGAATGCCTACACTTGAACTTGGGCCTGTTGAAGACAGTGGGAAGATTGGAGTGATGTTTGGNAACTTNGTTGTTCTAAATGANCATTTAAATGAAGAGAATCCATTTTCTTTAGAATCTTATGAAGACCTTGTCAACAATCCCCAACTTTATGATTGCACATTAAAATGGGGAGAAGATGGGAGTAATTTATTTGATGGGCAAATCTTCCTGCAAAACCTTACAGAGTCAGAAATTACCTTTGCACTAACAGACAAAGAGTTCCCACTTGGTGCAAGGCCATTTACCTTAACAGAATCTTTTGTTTTTATTGAGGCCATCACCTACACAAGCGCAGGAACTTTGATTGAGATAACAGCCAACAACCACAATTTAACAGTTGGGACACTCATTACTTTTGAAAAGATGAGCAGTTATGGTCAGAGCCTTCAATACAGTGGGGTGGCAACAGATAATTATTATTATGTTAATTCAATAACAAGCGTTAATTCCTTTACCCTGTTAGACAAAAACTTTGTTCCTGTTGGTGGGAATGTTGGGACAACAGGGACTTTTGTTTCAGATGCCCAAAACCACAGAGTTGGTGTCCCTTTACGGGTTCCCTTTAGTTGGGGGGTGGTTAGAGAACAAACTCCTGTGATCAAAAAAAATGATGTTGAAGTTGCCAACCCAAGTCTACAAATCAACTCAACCTCTGCCCCTATCACAGTCAGAGAGGATGGAGTTCTAGTTTATACAACAGATGTGAACTCNACAGAGTATTGGGGAGCAACAGGGAATTCAGGGGTGGCCCCAAATGCTGATGTGATCAGGTTAAACAGACAAACAACAGGAGGGGTTCTAAGCATTTCAGGAATCTCAAATAGATCAGGTTCGACTTCAACTTCGCAGAATTTAGGGCAGTTCTTTTCTTATGTTGCAACTCAGCTTGGGCTAACCATAGACATCAGTTTGATTTAAAATGGCAAATTGGAATTACACTGTAACAGTTTCGGGTGGTAAATATTATTTAAATGGGTCTCAAAATCCCACATTGACTTTTGCAGTGAATGACACAGTAACTTTTGATTTGACAGACTCAACAAATTCAGGACATCCCTTGGGGATTGGGCCTAATAATGGAGAAACAGGGGCATATGGGAACACTGAGGGGGTAACTTATACAATAGGAAGCACAAACTACAATACTTTCTCAGCTTTTAAATCAAGCTTTACAAATGTAAATGCTTCAATTTCTTGGACTGTATCAAATTCAAGTAGTTCAACACTTTATTATTTTTGCGGGTTCCATTCCAACATGGGGAACTCAATTTCTATAACGGGATTGAGTGACGCAACACCTCCTGCAAATGCTTCTATCTCTATAAATAGTGGAGCAAACACAACAACGACTGCATCAGTTACATTAAGTATTTCAGCCACTGACAATATTGGAGTAGACGGTTATTTTGCTTCAGAGACAAATACAACCCCTTCAATTTCTGATTTTATTAGTGTCACGGAAAACTTTAGTTATTCAGCGAATGTAAGCTTTAATTTAAGTTCAGGTGATGGCCTTAAAACTGTTTATGTTTGGTTCAAGGATGCAGCAGACAACATCAGCATCCCTGTCAATGATAGTATTACCCTTGCCACTCCTGACACAACAGCCCCCACTAATGGGTCAATCAGCATTGCAGGGGGGTTGAATATAACAAGCACACAAAATGTAGCAGTCACTATCTCAGGGACTGATAACATAGGGATTGATGGCTATTATCTTTCTGAAGCCCCCACAACCCCAACAGTCGCAGATTTTACGGGGGTGACTGCAACAGCCAATTACAACTCTTCATTGAGTTATACGTTAAGCAGTGGGAACGGGAATAAAACAGTATATTTGTGGTTTAAGGATGCAGCAGGGAATATTTCAAATGCTTACACAGACAGCATCCAATTAAACCTTGCTTCCTCTGTAACTCCTGCATCAAGTCTAGTTTCAGGAAGTGCTTTTGTAGTCAGTACAACACTTGACGCTCTGCACATTTTGGACAGCCCTGTTGTGGTAAGAGAGTTTCAACGAGTTGAGGTAAATGGTCAGCAACAGCTTGAAAGAATTGTTTTAACAATTGGGTCAAATGGGAATCTGATTTGTCGGTCTTTAGTTCTTGCTTCAGCTACATCCGAAATTGAATTACACAGACCTTAAAAATGCCATCAGCCAACTCAAGAAATGAGCCCCTGATTGACTTTGCAGCAGACATTGCCAAATCTGCAAATATGCTTTTACAAGTCGATGGGTCTTACTTACGAGTAATTAATAAAATTCAAACTACTTCAGCGATTGAAACAGTAGTTTCTCCTGAACTTTTAGATTTACAAGTTGCCCCATCTTATCCAATAAAAAAGATTTTTTCAGAGTTTGAGTTTAATACTCCTTATCCGAATTCGCAGACACTCGCTCAAGAAACAAAGCATATTGCCCAATCCAATTTGAGCTTTGGTGAAGAAATAGAATTCGATGCTCTAACAACTTCAGATGAAAAAGTTTTGCAGTTTTTGAGAGCAATTTTAATTACAGAATCCTCCCCAATTGCAACGGCAAGAATTTTCGGGGTAAAAACTAATTATTCAATGGGCAACAGAGTTAAGTGTTTTGATCAAAACAACAATCTCCAAGCAACTGTGACTATCACAAAAATCGTTTACCAATTTGATGATGAAGCCACGACAATTAGTGGCCCATCTTCTCTTGAATTCATAAGAAGTGTATGAAGCTGATATACACAGATTCAATTAGTTCAGTCACCACAATTTTTGGGAATTTGAATAGCAATTATTCAATTTCTAAGGTTTTAAACAATCAACCGAAACAGCCTTATATTAGCGACAATTTAAGTCCTCAAATTAAAGTTAATCTTGAAGGAGCAGAAGCTTTTTTTATTTCTTATCTAGCCGAAAGTTTAAGTATTGAGTTCAAAGATGGGTTAGATGGCACAGGTTCAACAACAGGTTCCTACTCTCCATCAGGGAACACATATAACATAGATGAAGCCTTCTTGCTGAATGGNCGAACTCATTGGAATGATTCTGTCTTTGTATCAGTGCCAAGTTCTACAAAGAGTGCTTTGATAAATCTGTCGAATAGTACAGATGTTAAAGGTTCAATTGATTATTGGTCGGCTGCAGGCTCAAGCATGGGGAAGCTGATGATTGGGGGTGGGAGTGGAACTACAATCAAACATGATAAATTTCCACAAGTCAAACTAGGTACATTTGTCACAAGATCAGATGGGTTTTCAAACCAAGTTGAAAGAATCACAGGGATTGGTTCAGGGAACTCTGATTTAAAATTAGCAACGGGTGGGAGTACAAGCCAAACCATTACTTCCATGAAATTGCCTGTTGTTGTTAACACGATCAGAGCAGGAAAGCTTTTAACAACACTGAACCCAATTGTGGGGCTCTTAAACGCAAAAGAAACTTTTGGAGTACAACAAGAAAAGCATTCAGGGCTTTCTTTTAGAGTTGGGGAGACAAGAAGAGTTTTTAGTGGATCATTTCAAGTTAAGGAAAGCAATCGGAATAATACAATGAGGATTTTAGATGGGTTGAGAGTCCAACCAATAGCAGCAGAGGTTTTAAGTTATCAATCAAGCACTTCAGTTTTTGGTTCGTTTTTAACAACTCCAACTTTTACTTATTCAACTCAAGGTTCTCAGTTGTATGATGTTAGTTTTGAATTCAAGGAAATAATATGAGTCTTTTAAAAGTCAATGAAGTTGAGGTTTTTAATACTACCATTTTGACATTAACAGCATCAGGTGGAGTTAGTGTCTCAAATGATTTGACCACAGGGGGAGCAATCATTGTTTCAGGGTTAGCTAATCAATCCTCTACCCGAACAAATTTGGGAATTGGCAGCATAGCAACACAAGCTTCTGATAGTGTATCTATCACAGGGGGGAGTGTTACGGGAATAACTGATTTAGCGATTTCGGATGGAGGAACAGGGGCTTCAACTGCAGTGGTAGCAAGAAGGAATCTCCTCCCTTCCATGTCAGGACATCAGGGCAAGGGGTTAGTAATCAACTCAAATGAAGATGACATAACGTATCAAATCATTGGTGATGTCACAGCAGATTCTACCCATACTTTCACAAACAAGTCAGGCAACATTTCACAGTGGACAATTGATTCTTCTTTTCTTGTTCCTGCTGCAAATGGTGGGACAGGTCAAACAAGTCTTGCGGCAGTCGATGCTGCAGACTTTGGATCAATTATTGACGCAACAACAACTCCAATTACTTACGCAACGAGTGGGTTTAATCTGACAGCAGACGGGTCAGGCAATGTTAGTTGGTCGGCACCAAGTGTCGCAGATGGAGGAGTAACAACTGCAAAGCTTGCTGCAAATTCTGTCAGAGAAGACAAGATTTCAAGCTATGATATGTCTATTACTGCCAACGCCACCGCAGGATTTATTCTTGTAGCTGATGGTCTAGGGAACGCCACATGGGCCTCCAATGCAGGAGGAGGTGGTGGAGGTGGTGGTGGTGGAACTACAGACTTAGATGGTGGTTCAGCAGGTTCAATCTACACTTCAGAACAAACCTTTGATGGTGGGAGTTCAACATAAATGGCTAGAATCATTCAATTCCGTAGGGATGCGGCTGCAAATTGGACAACTAACAATCCAACTCTAGCGCAAGGAGAGTTGGGGCTAGAAACTGATACTGAGTTTTTCAAGTTAGGAGACGGGACAACAGCATGGACAAGCCTTGGTTATAAAGACAAAGTTGAAAACCTCTACAATGTAAATATTACAAGTCTAGCAGATAATCAGATCCTTGTTTATGACAGTTCAACGAGTAAATGGAAAAATGAATCTGCTGCAACGGCACTTACTGACAACATGCCTGTTAGCATGCCAACAAGCGGAGTCGCTTTCCGAAAATCTGATGGAACAACTTCAATTCTTAGTGAAACGGGAGGAGTTGCCACATTAGACAATGTTGCTCTTGGATCTTCAGTCACAGGNATTGGAGGAACAGCNACACAATATTTTGAGATAAGTNTNACAAATGATGCAGCAGGNAATTTGACTGAACTCAATAANTTNACAGCAGGGCCATCTGATACGGTAACAATTGATGAAACCAAAGAATATTATCTAGGGACTTCAATGGATTTCCAAATTATAAACAATAATCTTGTCATGGTAATATGAGTCTTTCAAACACAATTGATTACAAAAAAGTTGGCTTTCGATGGAAGGGAACTTATTTAGCTTCCTCAACTTATGAAAATGGTGATGTTGTCCACAAAGAAGGGGCAGCATGGAAATTCAACAGTTCAACAGGGAACTTTGAAATCTTTGCAAGAGGAAATATTGATTCACTCATAAAGGGTGAAATTATCACAGGGGGGAATTATTCAACAACAGGGGTTGCAGGAGAGATTTTATTAGTTAATTCCTCAGGTACTGAGGTTGAATTTAATCATAGAATGGACAGAAATGGGCAGCGAGTAACCCAAATAGCAAGCTATGGAATAAGTGAAGGTTACCGAATGGGCCACATACATGCTGCAAGCTATTTCAGTGGCATATTTTTGATGAATGATGGGACTGTGAGAGGGGTAGGGTATAACCACTCAGGTGAACTTGGAACAGGAAATATTGACGGAGATGTGGGGCGAACTCCAAATGTTATTCCATTCCCCAAAGGGATTAGGATAAAAAAGATATTTGGTGGTGGTGGACACTCTAATTTTTTCATAGACACAGATGATAGGCTTTGGGGTGTTGGGTACTACGCAGGTCTTGGAATGGATACAAGCACTTATCAAAATTTCACGGGTTCAATTTATAGTAGTAATCATTTAGAAGTGCCTTTGTGCTTTCATGAAGTAATGCCCTCAGTTTTTACTGCTAACGATAAAATTGTGGCTGTCGTTAGTTATTGGCAACAATGGTGGAGTTATTATACAACTTTTGTTTTTTCAGATACCGGCAAAGTTTGGTGCGCAGGTTATAATGGAGATGGACAATTAGGGATAGGATCAACTACTAACACTTGGGACTTCACACTGCTTGATTTTACTCAAGATGTCCCTATGAATGGGGTGACTTCGTCTGTAACAGGAAGTGGGTTAAGGGCTGTAAATGGGGATTATTATGAAACAGGGCATCCCAATATGATGTGGGGGGGTACATCTACTAATGTTTTTAGAAAAGTCGAGGCAGCAGGGAAAATAAAAATGGCTCAAATGAGCTTCCAAAGACAACACAATAGTACAGGCGATTATTATGGTCATGTTTTAGTTCAGCAAAATGGGGATCTTTATTTGAAACAAAATAATCCTGCTTCTGTAAATGTTGGAGGCTCAGGAATTAATGGCTTAACGAATCCATCAGTTGATTACTATTATTCTCGACTAAATGATTCTTTATGGTGTCTTGGGCAAGGTGTAAAAAGAGCTTGGTTTACTGCAAATGGGTGGAATGAGTTAATCGTTGAAATGGAAAATGGAGATTATCGACACAGAGGTTATGGTGGTTATCAGACAGGCCCAACCTATAACGCAAACAGTTCTCCCACCAATGGGACAGACTTTACAACAAACAACAGATTTCTTTTAGATCAAACTTATTACAATAGCAACATTACAAAGTTCATTAATTTCGGTGGGAATATCTACAGATTACACGGTGCATTAGACAATCAAGGGAGGGTTTTTTTAGCAGGATACAATGCAAAAGGAATTCTAGGGCTAGGTAACCAAATTACTCAAGGCCCATCAGCTAATTATAATATCACAAGTGATAATGCAGGATTTGATGCTTACAGTTCAGCGAACGAACTTAGACCAACACATACAAATGGTTATCCCTATGTTCCAATAAGAGATGCTATTGTTGATTTTCAAATAATGGGAAGGATGTATTATGCATACGGATCAGGCGAATATAATTACGCATATTGTTATGCCTTAACAGACAAAGGGGACGTTTATGCTTGGGGCGATAGTGGCAATCATAATTTTTTAAATGGAACAAATANAGATCAATATTCACCTGCAAAACTTATATTTTAGGAGAAGATAAATGACTAATATAGTTCTTGGGAAAGTTGCCTTTACTTGGAGAGGTGCTTTTGACACAACAGAAACTTATTACTTGCAGGATGTTGTAAGCTACACAGATGGAAGTGGTTTCACCAATACTTATGTTTGTAAGGTAGCCACTGCGGCAGCAGGAGCATTTGACTCAACTAATAATTTTGAGTTGTTTGCGTCAGGGACAGGGGTTGCTTTAAATAGTGGGGATATTGTTTATAACAATGGAACAACGATTGTGGCGTTGCCAATTGGAACAGCCAACCAAATTTTAGAAGTTGATGCAACAACTCTTTTACCAACTTGGACAAGTATTCCAACAGCTTCATCAAGAAGAGTAAAATATTTAGAAACTTATGACCATATGCAGTTAAACACTCTTTCGAGGTGGGCTGTAATGGAGGATGATTCTTTAGTTGGTTGGGGGTATGGCGGTCATTATTTTATTAGAGGTGGTTCTTCTGCTAATTATTCCAACCCTGCTGCAATAGCTTTTCCTAAAGGGTTTGCAGGAGTAAAAACAACAACAGGATTGAATGGCTTTACGATCCCGCTTTTTTGGCACAATCACAGATACGCATGTTTTTGTGTAGATAAAAATAGTGATTTATGGGTTTGGGGTCAATATCAAACATCAACTTATGATGCAAAAGGGGTTGGGGCGTCAAAACATCTTTACACACCATTTAATCTGTCTACTTATAATCATGTTGATAATGCACTTTACGGTAAAGATATTGTGCAGCTTGGGCATCAATGCGGACAAGAAAATGATGAATCTCAGCATGTTATAGACTCAGATGGGCGAGTTTATGGCTGTGGTTATAATGCGTACGGGCAACTTGGAATGGGTAATACATCTCATGACACAACTACAGGGAGAAACTTTTTTGCAGAACTTCCATTTTTTGCAAACTTAAAATCCACAAGTAATATAACTGTTACTCAGGTTGCTAAAACAAGAGAAGAATATTCAACAACTTATTTTGTTACCTCAGATAATAAAGTCTATTCAGTAGGGTATAACGCTAGTGGTTCTTTGGGCAATGGGACAACAGGGACAGGCACTGCTTCAATTCCTTATCTTATGAATGGTGGGTCTTTGGATTCATCTAATGGTGAAACAAATGGGTTAATTTCTAAGGTTTTTGCAGGGCCGGAGTTTGCGTTTATTTTGACAACAGATGGGAATTTGAGTTTCGTTGGTAGGACACTTCAAGGGGTGTCAGGGCTAGGAGTATCTAGTGATTCAGATTTTACCACGCCAACAATAACCATTAGCTCAGGGAATGTAGTTCAAGTAATTTGCGCCCGCTATGATTATTACTCTGCTTGGGCTTTGTTATCAGATGGGACAGTGAAATGCGTAGGTTATAATGGTTATGGGAAACTTGGCATTGGCAATACAACACAACAGAATACTTGGACAGATGTCCTTTTGACAGCAGCAGATGGTAATACTTCAGGTGCTCCTGTAGGAGTAGGAGAAACAGTAACGAAAATATTTACAGGTGGGTCAGGATCTTATGAGAGATTTGGGGTCTTAACTGATGCAGGTAAAGTTTATGTTTGTGGTTATGGTGGACACGGGAATGGGTTTGGCACTGCTGATACCACCATCCAATTTTTAACAGAGGTTCCCTGTCAAAAAACCATCACAGATGCAAAATTTTATGGTTACAATCAATATTGTGGAATCGAGGTTTTAACGGATGATGGACAATTATGGGCAGCAGGGGCAGGAGATAATAGGATGCTAGGAGGTGAAGATGATGATGACAATTACACATTAACGCCTATTAAGTTCTAATTTTAACAAGGAGTTAAAAATGAGGGTTTTAATTTTAATTTGTTTAATTGGGGCTTGTTCGGACTATCCATCTTCAGAGGGGAACAACAGTGAAGAAACCCCAATTAATATTCACATCACTATTGATAATGATAACAATTTAGCTGATCCAACTGATAATAATTCGCAAAATGTGGATGTAAAATCTGACAGCACTTCCAATAGTTCTTCTGATAATAACAGCACAGAGAGTAATAGTAAGAGTTCTTTGGATAACTCGACTTGGCTCAATGTTTATGAATTCAACTCTATTTAATTGAGTAAAGAAATGATTGAAGGAAGTGTTTTAGAAATGGTCAATTCACTCGGAATAAATGTTGTCACTTTATTGGCTTGTTTTTGGTTTATACGCTTCCAAACTTTAAACAATAATCAAAGGGAATCCGAGTGGTTAAAAAAGGATACTGAGAGCGATTTGAGGCTTGCGGAGAGCCATCGACAATTAGCTGATTTACAACAAGCAACAACCAAAGAGTTAGCAAATATCCAATCACATTCTAATGCACAACTTTTGGGGGTTTTAGAAAAAGTTAATATAACTTTGACCTCAATGACAGTTGCAATAAGTGAGTTAAAACAAACGATTGATGTAGCCGAAAATATCAGCACAAAAAACAGGTAATATGGCAAGAAATGAAGAATCTATTAATTAGTTTTTTACTAATTGGGGGATTATTTACATGCTCACCTCCTGCTTATACTCAAGATGAGACAGCATTAGAGTACCCCTCTTTGTATATTGCTCAATGGGTTTATCAATGCTCTGAAGCATTGTCTCCAATGTTTTACAATCAGGGAACGCCAAAACATTACGCTGTTCAATTAGCTGCACAAAGTTGCTCTTGTGTAATTGATGAATTCAGGAAGAATTTTTTATGGTTAGAAGTGCAAACAATGTCATCTGAGGACAGGGCTCTTTTTTCAGAAACTTACGCTTACAAATGCAAGCCTTATGGAAGAAATCTTTAGCAGTTTACTGACTTCAATTGTTGAAGAAGAAGTCACTGAGACGGTTGTTGAGGCAGTATCAGATTCAACTTCTTCAGCAGATAGCACTGTAGCAGTTGAGGACATGGCTTTAGGTCTGTTTGACTTAGCGTTATCCACAGGTTTTGCGGAAGCTGCAGTAGTTTTGGCAGGTGGCCCTGTTGCTTTAGTGATGGGCGTTAAAATGTTAAAAAAATGGAGGATGAAACAAAAAGGGGAAAAATGATTGGAGAAGTTTATTCAGTTCTTTTGGATCATTTAAAAAGGCATGAAGGCTATTCTTCTAAAGCGTATCAAGACCATTTAGGACATTGGACGATTGGCTATGGCAGGCGCATTGATGGGGATAAAGGACTAACAGTTGACGAGTCAACAGTGCTTCTGAAAAATGATGTGGCGGATGCAAAAACACAACTAGAAGCTCATGTCAATTTGCCTGCAAACATTGATGAGGTAAGACATGCAATCCTTGTTGCAATGGTTTTTCAACTTGGAATTGGGACTTTTTTAAAATTCAAAAAAATGGTTTCAGCCATTGAAATTTCTGATTGGGAGAAAGCAGGAACTGAAGCTTTAGATTCAAGATGGGCGAAACAGACCCCAAGACGGGCTGAAGAAGTAGCCAAAATTTTAAAAGAAGGGTTTTGGACATGAGAAAATTTAGAAAGGTTGCCAAAACAAAGGGAGTCCCGAAAAAGTATTTGTCAGGAGCAAAGAACAAGCGTAAGAAAGCTGAAGAAATTAAAAGAACAGCTAGGGCTTACAAAAGAGGGGATTACATTGATATAGCTGCAGTCAACCGTTCACGATCTGCACAAGGCAAAAGAAAGAAGAGGAGAAAGTGAGTCAAAAAAGAAAAAGAAAGCCTCTCAGCCCATCAACTCAAAAATATTTACTAGCAAAAGCAAAAGAGAGCGGAATTAAAAAATCAGTTTTGACTGCAGTCTATAGAAGAGGACAGGGGGCTTTTTTGAGCAGTGGTAGCCGAAATGTTTCTATGGCTGCATGGGCAAGGGGTAGGGTAAACAGTTTTGTCAGTGGGAAAGGTGGCGCAAGAAAAGCGGATGCTGATCTTTGGCGTAAACGTAAAACTTAGGAGAACAAAATGATAGAATTTCCAAGCCATTACGGAAAGAAAAAAAAGAAAAAAAAGAAAAAGAAGGGTGGCAAAAAATAGGTTTCCTTCTTATCATCAATCTCTTCCTGCCATTTAACTGATAAAGAGCCATCCAACTCTAAAAGTGTGGCTTGAGTTCTGATTTTGAATTAATTNGAATTAGTTCGAATTTATGCAATGTTTCTTCTTTTCTAGAACCACATCAGAACCCACATAATATGTTAGCATTATAGAGCAGAAAGTGAGCAGGTTTTGCGCTTGTTTTGGGAACAAGAGGTCGCTGGTTCGAACCCAGTCACCCCGACCATGAAACGCATTAAGTCCGCACCAATTCCTTTTTATTCCCTCCTTTTTTTTAGAACCACAAAAGAACCAAATCTTTTATCCCCCGACTAATTCCATTGCGTTTTTAGTTTCTAATTGTGTGTTATTGAAATAAATCATAGTTGTTTCAACTTTTTTGTGTCCTAAGATTTTTTGAACATCTACCAAGGGAACACCTTTTGTTAAAAGCTCAGTCGCTAAAGTATACCTGAACCCATGAGTTGGAGATGGATCTTGTAAGATGCCTAGCTCTTTATTGATCTTTTTAAAGGTGCGTGTGATTGGGTCAAGTTCAGACCAAAAGGGGCTTACCCCTTCAGATTTTAAAAAGTATCCTTCAGCTTGTCTTTGTAAGCTCATCAAATATTGATACAAAACAGAACCAATCTGAACCACTCTTTCTTCTCCCCCTTTCACTTGCTGATTTTCTGTCTCTTTAATTGTGATTGTTTTTTCNATCAGATTGATCTGCTCCCATTTTAAATGCACAAGTTCACCTCCTCTTGCCCCTGTGTATCTCGCCAACATAAAAAAACGGAATACAAGAGCCCACCTTTTTTGATACCTTCCACCTTCTTTAATTTTTCGGGAAATATAGNATTCAATCTTTTTGCAGTCTTCAACAGAATAAATGGTTGGGTTTTTCTTTGTGTATTTTAGACGTTTGATTTTTGGGCGTTTCAAGATAATGCCTTGTTCAACAAGCCAATTCAGCCATGTCCCTAATTGGATCAGATAGCTGTTGATTGTAATGGGCCTGAGCTTCTTGGCTTTCAGAAATGCTGTAAATTTACTAATTAGATCAATGTTGATCTCAATTGCTTTTTCAGATCCAAACATTTCTACAAATGGGCTAAGAGCAGCCTTGAGATGGATGATGGAGTTTTTAGAAAGGAGAGGGGTTTGGATTTGAAGGTAGCCTTCAAATGCTTGTCTGATAGATTTTGGGGCTGCAGAGTTTTTGGAGGTAGGGGTTGAGGTTTCTAGCTCTTTAAGTTTCTTGAGCCAAAGTTGATCAAGAAGGATCTCTTTTTCAAGGTGTGATCTTGAGACTCTGCCTCTTTGAGTAATTTTTATGTCAAGGTCTGATTTATAAATTAAAAAATGGCGTTGTCTTCCTTTTGTTTCAGAATTAAAAATTCCATAATAATAATCTCTGTCTTCTCTGTATCCTGTTTTTTTTCGGCTTCTTCCCATCAGATCCCAAATCCTTCTGATTCAGCTAGTTGGGCTTGCAGCCTTTTTTGTCCAAGTTCATCTTGCATCCTGCCTGCTTTAAGATCAGCTAAAAATTCCTCAAGAAATGTAATTACTATTTTATCTTCAAGGTTCTGACCTGCCAATTGACTTACAATTTTTCGAGACAGGTCAGAAATTATCTCTTTGTTCTGAAATTCGCTTTGCAGATGTTCAAAATTGTTTTCATCTATTCCGAGTTTTTTACAAAGAACCCCCCTTCTTTTCTTGAGCCCCTTCACTATATCGTTTTCGGTTAGCTTCATTTTGTCCTTCTCTTAAAACAACCAAGCGTTCAAGGATTTGAACCTGTTCTTTCAAACTTGTAATCTCTTCTTGTTGATCCTTAAAGACTGCTTTTTGCGCCCCTGCCCCATACAACAGCCAAGTGATATTGTAACCTAATTTCGCAAGTCCATTTAGCAGGGACTTTGGGAGTTCTCTTTCAGGATTATTTGGGTTTTGATAATTTCCTAAAACCTGAGGGGAAACCCCGACAGCTTCGCAAAACTCTGTTTTAGTTCTGTAGGGGCTTTCGTCAATAATCTGACACAACCGTTCGTTAACTTTTGATTTTATAGGCATGTTTTTTTTCTGATTGCTAGAGTATAATGTATAAAATTCATTTTTATTAATGATTTCAGGACACTATAAACAAACAAGCACAGAGGATTTAGAATGATTTAGTAATGGTAATATGAGTCTCTTAAACGCAGTTGTTTTCTGCATGAATTCAATAAAATCGAGGGGCCAAACGCTAATGCTCGATGGGTAGCTTCGTTGGGACACACAATCTCTGAAATAAATCATTCTTTTCCCCTTGATTTTAACAAGTTGTTAACGTATTATGAATATTCATAATACTCACTCAATATATCCCATTAATTGAGGCTGTTTGCAAGTAAAATATAAATTCGGAGTTAAAAGAATCTTTTCGGAGTTAATAGAATGTTAATTAGACCTAATCACAAAAGCTATATTGGGGGGTCAGATGCTGCGGCACTGATGGGGCAGGGGTATAAAACTCCTCTTCAGTTATTTCATGAAAAAGTTGGCAAGGCTAACCCTCCTGATTTATCCGAAAATATAGCTGTTCAACTTGGTAGTTATTTAGAGCCCTTTGTTTTAGAAGAGGCTGAAAAAATGTTAGGGCATGAGATAAAATCGTGTGGTTTTAAACGTCATGTTAAATATAAGTTCATTGGAGGGCATGTTGATGGTTTAATAGATTGGAATCCTCCCCCAATCGTTGAAACAAAAACGGGCATGTCCCGAAATTATAAGCATGGGCTTCCTCCCTACATTGAATGGCAATGCAGACACTACATGATGATTTTCGAGAGCCCTGTTTGCTATGTTGTGGCTCTGCTTTTAGATCAACGAAAATTCGTAAGATTTGACATTGAACGAAATTTAGAAATTGAGGAAGAGATGCTTGATAAATATTTGGATTTTTGGAGGAGGGTTGAAGAAGAAAGACCCCCTGCACCTTCTGAGCCTGTCGATGTCGATCATGTCCAACTGCAGGGTTCAGCAGAGGCTACTGATGAGGAAACAGACATTTGTTTAGACCTAAGAGACATTAAAATTCAATTAGCTCAAATCAACACCAAAAAGGAGGAGAAGGAAAATCAGTTAAAAATGGCGTTGCTTAAAAGAGGGGCGGAATGCCTCACTTTGTNGAACAATGGCTCTGCCCTTCTCAGATGGGAAGAGCAGCAACGAACAACCCTAAATCAGAAGGAGTTAAAAAAAGCCCATCCCGAAATTGTCGACCAATTTTTAACCACAAAATCCTCAAGGGTTTTGAAAGTATATTGACCTAATTTTTTTTTTATATTAAAAGAGGTGAAAAATGGAATTATTCCAAACGTCTGACAGTGTAAATGAATTACTTAAAGCAATGAAGGAGTGTAAAAAGAAGCTTGGGAATACTATTAAATTTGATAACAGGAACGACCATTTCAAGAACGACTTTGCCTCTTTAAAGGCTACTCTTGAAAAGATTGACCCTGTGCTAGAAGCCTCTGATTTAAGTTTCACGCAGTGGCCCTGTGGTGAGATGGTTATCTCTAGGCTTCAGGACTTGGACAGTGGAGAATGGATTCAGACCTGTTTCAATTTAACAATGGTTAAGAAAGATCCACAAGCAGCAGGGTCAGCCCTCTCATATGGAAGGAGACAAAGCCTTCAAACCATCTTTCTATTAGTTGGGGATAAAGATGATGATGCGGAGACAGCAGTTGGGAGAGGTGAGCTAAAAGAGCCTCAGGAACAGCCAAAAGAAAGGGGCAGAGTTCAGCAGAATAAGAAAAATGCTCCCATAAAAAAAGCTGACCAAGAGTTTCAGTATCAGATGAAAATTGACGAATTGAGGACAGGGTTGGCTGTTTCAAAAAATGAAAAGGAATTTTATTTTGCTGTCAAGGCAGTAGGGGATGCTAGGAATCAGGGGTTTCAAATTAAGCCTGAAGATTTCACTTCACTCCAAGAAACCAAGCAGAAAAAAGCTGAAGAGTTAGAAGAGTTATCAACAGTTGTAAATTAAACACAATTTTTTAACATAAGCTTAATTTTTTATAAGAGGTTTTTAATGTTTCTCTATTATAATGAAAAGAGGAAGGATTTTAAAAGATGTGAAACTTTGATTTTTTTATCTGCCCTCCAAAATGCTTCCGCAACCCTCCCCAATCGGGGGGGATGGATCGAAGTCAAAAGTTCTAACATGATGCAGATTTTTGGACTTTCAGCTTCAGAGTTTCGGAATGCTTGCAACGAATGTGAGGAACTGCAACTTGTCGAGAAGAAGAAATTTGGGAGATTCCCCTTTGTAAGATTGTTGGATACCGAGATTTTTTCGGAGTTTGAGCCTCAAAATGAGGTAGAACGGACATTAGATATTAATATTAATAATAATATAAATACTAAGAAGAAGAATATAATGTCCGTTGAGGTTCAAAATGAGGTCGAAAATCCTAAATTGATTTTGTTGCCTCAACAAAAAGTTAAGGCTGTTGATTCTGAAGCCTTGCCTGAATTCGCAGAATGGTGGGACAGGTGGAAGATAGCCCATAATAATTTGCCAACCACAAATGATTGCAGAAAGCGATCATTGGGAGGGTTGAAGAACTCAAGTAGAGCCAAGGCAGAAAGGGCTTATTTAAAACTAAGAGAGAGTTTTGATAGGGATCAAATCTTTTTGGCAACGAGATATTACTTAGTTAACAAGCGGGAATCTCTGCAACAGACAGCCCATGCAGAAAGGTTTTTAACTGTGGATCTGATTTCTCAGTTTTTAGCTCAAGAGCAAGAAGAAAAGGAGCAGACAGCAACCACAGCTAGAAAAGTGTGTCAATCGTTAGATTTATCAGTGGGGGTATATGGAACTTAAAGTTACACAACAGGAGATTGAGGAAGGGTGCAAAATCCTGTCAGTTAATTGGCGGAAGGATGTTGAGCCTGAATTTAAACAACTGATGCTGAATGAGTTTTCACTCAAACACAAATGGCCTCAGGGATTATTTAAATCGACTTGTATTAAAATCATTGAAGTCGAGGAGTTTTTCCCTCAAGTCCAAAAAATAATGATGTGGGGTGGGAAGATCAAACGTGAGCATGATTTGAAACAGCCCCTGCAGAATAAAGCAACAGGGGAAACCTACTATTTGACAGACCTCCCCAAGCTGATTGGTGGTTCTGAGGATTTAGGAGGTGAGGATATTGATGAGGTGACTAGAGAAGGGACTAAAAAGGTTCATCCCAAAGTTCACAGTTTTTTCCAAGAGCTAGAAGCGTTTAAGGCTAAAAGGAGGAGAGAAGAGTTGGGGAAAAGGGATCGTAGTGCAGATCCTGAAATGATAGCATTAAAAGAACTTGAGCAGAGGATGAATAAGAGTGTTGCTTCTCAGAGTTCTCAGAACGCTCAAGAGCCCCCTTCTCCAAGCTATTAATGTTCTCATATCAACCCCNTNNTTTTAACACTGTGTTGAAGATTATAGAGTCTTTTTGAACATGNCTTTTAAAAATAAGATCAAAGAGGCTCAGATCCAAAAAGCGATCATGGAATTTCTGAGGTTTCAGAGAATCCAATGTTGGCGCATAAACACAGTTGGAATCCCTGATGGGAGAGGGGCGTTTCGGTTCAACAATGAGATGAGGGGGATGGCTGATATTTGTTTAATTTTTCGGGGGTTGAGTGTGTGGATGGAGGTGAAAAATTCAACGGGTAGACAGAGCCCAAATCAAAAAGAATTCCAACGACAGGTTGAGGCTGCAGGGGGATTCTATTTCCTTGTTAGATCAGTCGAAGATGCAGTGGTTGCGATCAATCAGCTAGAAATTCAGACAGGCAAAAAATGAAAACGTGTGTGATCTGTAAAAAAGAATTTTTCGGCTCAAAGTGCAGTTGGAACAGGGAACGGCAGTTGTGTTGCTCTGCTGAGTGTAAAAAAGTCCATAGATCAGAAAGAGATAAGAAACGGGTTGAAGCAAGAAGAAAATTCTCAGAGTGCAGAAAATGCGGGAAAACTTTCGGGGTGACGGTTCATAATAAAGTTTATTGTTCTCAAGCTTGCAGGATAGACGATCTTTCCAAAATGAAGTGTCTTGCTTGTGGGGAATTGTTCAGGCGTACAAAATCAAATATGTACTATTGCACTGAGTCTTGTAAAAAGAATTCGTTTCATTGGCAAAATGTGAACCGGAAGAGAAAAGTCGGTTCAATCGCTAAATGCTTGAACTGCCAAAAAACTTATGAAATCACAAACAACACACAAAAATTCTGTTGTACTAATTGCCAACAGCAGTTTTCAAGAAGGAAGCGGGGAATCCTTGCGCTTGAAGCCCTTGAAAAAAGGGATTGCGCTTTGTGTTCAAAACCTTTTAAGCCACAGAAAAAAAATGCAATTTACTGCTCAGAAAACTGTAGAGATTATGTAAAGCTTCAGCAGAGACGAGAGCATTACAAAGCCCTTCAAGCCAAAAAAAAGGCTCTACAGAAACCTAAATTTGAGGTTATATGTGGGTTGGTAGGCTGTGAAACACGATTCATTCCAAAAACCAAGGAACACAAGTTTTGCTGCAAAAAGCACTTGCAGGCTCATTACCGTTTATCAGCCGAAAAAGAAGTCATCAAGAGGGGAAAGAAAGCTCTCCCAAAATGTTCTGAATGTGGTGTTCAGTTAAAAAGTCATTTTAAAAAGTTTTGTGAAAAATGCTTTTTTATTAGGAGGGCTAAAGTAAAAAAGGGGTATGTTCCACTTACAGAAGTCGAGTCATGTTTTGATGCGAATTCAGGAGACTTCTACAGATCCCCTTGGGCTGTGATAGGGGATAGATGTCATTTAGATAGAGATCCAACAGAACTAGACCCGAAAAATTCTGATTATGCTGATGAAATCCAAGCCTACTTGAAAAAGGGAGGTAAAATAAAAAAACTCCCTGTTGGATTTTGTGCCTCACCAATCATGATGAACGGTTCAGGAGTCAACTAAAAGAATTGTGGGAGATTGGCGGAAAAACCTCTTTCCACAGAGAAACACTGCAATCTCTGCTAAAGCCAAGTAAGTGATACGGGTAAGAAAGACACTGTACCCCAAGCTCTCCCACAGGAATTTAATTATTTTTAATAAGGCGTTAAAAAAAAGTGTTGACATTAAATCTAATGTTAACCTATTATAGGTTCACACGCTGAGTGAGTCAGCAAAAACAAACCCCAACGAGGAAACAAAATGAGAACGACAAAAGACATGAACACACAAGCAGACATTGCACTTCAGATCATGAATCACACAAAGAGCGGGCTTTCTGCTGAAGAAGCTTGGGAAGCAATATTTGGAGAAGGAAGTCAGGAGTTGATGAAATCTTGGGACATGAAAAAAGTCTGCAAGAAATTCAGAAGCCTCTGAGGGGTAAATAAGAGACATCTTGGTGTCTCTTTTTAATTCCTTAGATACCCCAAGCCACTTCCCTCAGGGATTTACGGGGTGACAATTTAGACTCAGCACTGACCT